AAAAAAAATTAATGATGCAATTGAAAGTATTAAATAGATTAGAAGGACATGAAGAATTATTTGAAAATCAAGGTCGAAATTTTCCAAAGGAATCACTTATACAAGAAAGGAAACGAATAAAAAAAGAATTAAAAAAATTATGAAACCGATAAAAATTAAAGTTAAAAATAAAATTCGTGAAGGTATTTTATTGGACACTTTTAAAGAAAGTGGTATTATGATGGGTATGTTTCAATATTTTCATGTACATGGTATATTTGTAGTTAAGATAAAAATAGATGATATAATAAAAGATTAATTTATTTATAAAATGAATATAAATAAATTAGAGGATAATATGGCTAGTTATAATGGCAGAAATATGCCAGATGAGAGAAAAATTGACCTTTCTACAAACAAAAAATCTAAAAAAACAAATTGGGGTGCTTTAAAACAAGAGTGGATATCTACTAATGTTAGTTTAAATGGATTAGCCCAAAAATATGAATTAAATACATATACAGTATTAAATCATTACAGAAAAGAAAATTGGGCTTGGGAATTAAAAAAATTTAATAAGTTCATTGATGAAAAATATGATGAAGCATTATTGGCAAAGGCGAAGGATTTTGCTGAAAGAGCTTCTCAATTAGATTCTGTTGTACTTAATGCTTCAGAAAAAATAGCTAATATTCTTGAATTTAAAATAGATCAAATAGTAAATAATGAAGATAAATTAGTTCATTCTGAATTAGAAGATTTAGCAAAGACTTTAAAAGCAGCTTCTAAAGCTTTAATGAATACACATCATAATATTAGATTAGCTTCAAACAGATCAACTGAAATAACAGAAATTAATGATAATACTGATGTTGATAAAAAGATTAAAGCGTATTTAGATGAGGAAGATGTTGATCATTTAATAGAAGAACATGAGTAAACAAGAATTTAAAAATATAATAGATATTAATGCAAATGAAGCAGATTATTATACATTGGCTGTAGCTCTTCATAAGACACATAAAAAGAAAAAGTTAAAATTGCAAGGGACTTTTTTAGAGGCTATTTATAGAGATACAAATAGATATATGGTAATAATGAAGTCTACTCAATGTGGAATATCTGAATATCTTATAGTACGTGCTATAGCCAGAACTAGACAAGGTAAAAATATTTTTTATGTTTTACCTACTTTTGATTTGAAGAATCAATTTGTAAAAGAAAGAATTGATAAATCTATAGCTTTTACTCAATATTACCGATCTTTAATAAACAAGGGAGATAGAAAATTTACAGAAAGTACTTCCCTTAAAATGTTACTTAATGGTACAATGGCATATGTTGGTTCTAATACAGAAGTAGCTTTTGTTTCTTTTCCGGCAGACGATGCAATTATTGATGAACTTGATCAATGTAATCAAGATAATTTAACGATGGTCCCCGATAGGCAGGCAGCAAGTGAAGATAAATATACTGTCAAAGTGGCAAATCCAACATTAAACAATTTTGGTATACATGAAGAATATACAAATTCTGATCAAAAAAAATGGAATACAAAATGTTCAAATTGTGGTAAATATATATATCAAGATTTTTTTGAGCATGTTGTTCGTCAAATAGATGATAATGTTTATATTTATAGGGATAAAGATTTTGATCCTTTAGGAGATAAAGACATTTTACCTATTTGTAATCATTGTAATAAACCTTATAATAGAAAAGCCTCTGGTGAATGGGTGAAAACACAAGAACATAGGCATAGTGGATATCAAATATCAAAGATGTTTTCTACTGCTGTAGAATTGAGGGAATTGACTGATAAATTACAAAAGGGTCTTGTTAATGATATAGAAATGCAAAGGCTTTATAATAGTGATTTGGGTTTGCCTTATGTGGCAAAAGGAAGTAAAGTTGATGAATTAATGCTTGATAGTTGTATTGTTCCGGATTTTATTATTCCTAGAAAAAATGAATATAGATGTGTAATGGGTATAGATGTCGGTTCTGTTTTTAATGTAGTAATAAGGGAGATTTTACCGGATGGTAGATTGCGTCTTGTTTTTGCTGATGAAATTTATAGTGATGATGGAAAAGAATTGTACGAATTATATAAAAATTATGAGGTTGTTTGTGCTATCATTGATGGCCTGCCAGAAACTAGATTATCCAAAAAATTTTCTAGAGAATTTTCCGGTGCATTTATATGTTATTATGGAACAGAAAAGAAAGACAGCGTTAATGCTAAAGATAAAATAGTAACTGTTAATAGAACTCAGACCTTAGATGCAGTTAAAGAATATTTTTTAACACAAACATTTTTATTACCTACAAATGCAAAAGATATAAAAAATTATTATGAGCAATTAACAGCTAGTACAAGAGTATTAAATGAAAAAAATAAAAAATATGAATGGCAAGAAGGAAGTAAAGCTGATCATTATATGCATGCTGAAGGATATTGTTTAACAGCTAAAAGAATATTATCAATGATAGGAGTATGATATGTTGTATGATGCAAAGGGAAAGAAAATAGAAAAAGAATTAGTATATAGTAATGAAGTAACTGGATATCGATATAGAGGAAATGAGGAAAAGCCTAGGGGTGTCACAGTTTATAATTTGTCTGAAATAAGGAATTTTACTGGACGGGATCAACATGGACGTTTGTTATCAGTAGGTACAGAAGATACTTATTTTTCTTTAACAGTACAGCAGAGAATAGATATATTTAAATCATCTTCTCCTATTTTTGGTGTTGTTTCTTCAAGAATGAATAGATTATCAGGATTAAATTTCAATATAACTACACAGAAAAAAGATGAAGATAGAATAGCAGAGAAAATGAAAGATTTGAAGATGATTTATACTGAAATTGAGGATTCTGTAGAAATAGTTGATTTAACAAAAAAAGCAACAATAGTCAGACAATTACATCATTATCTGCCTGATTTGAAGGAAGATTTAAGTAATTTTAATGGTGCTTTATTGAGGTGGAAAAAAAGAATTAGATTTGAAAAACTTGATAGATGTGAAGAAATATCAGATTGGTTACAGCAACCAAACAATGGTAATACTTGGGAACAATTCATAAAAGAATATGTATTTGATTTAATGGTTCATGGTACTACTGCTATTTATAAAGACGTAGAAAATAATAAATTAACAAATTTTGGATTACTTCCTGGTGGTACTGTTTATAGAATAAAAGAACCTTATTTTTCTGGGAAAAATGGATACATACAAGTAATTAATGGTTTAACAGAGCCACAAGTATATTTCGATGATGAAATTGTTTACTCAGAGTATTTATCATCATCTGGACGTAATTATGGTTTTATTCCTCTTGAGGCGCTGATTAATAAGATAGCTGAAAGTTTGCTTTTTGATAAATTAATGGCAGAACAAGCAGATGGAACAAAACCACCAGAAAAATTAATTATTGTTACTGAAAGTAATCCTTTTGGTAGTTTAGATAATAATATTCATAAAGATATTCCTTTAAATGATGGTGAACAAAGAAGAGTAGAAGAAAAAATTAATCAGCCTGTAAAAGGTGCAACAATGACAGTTAGTGGCAATGGTGTTGAAGTTGTTGATCTTAGCCGTGAAAGTACAATGGAAACACAAAGGCAACGTCAAAAAGATATTAGAGAAGAGGTCGCATTAGTCTTTAATATGTCGAATATGGAAGTCAATTTAACAGGTTCTGAAAATACTAGTGGTAGAAGTACATCAGAAGCACAAATGGAAATTGAACAAGGAAAAGGTATTGCCCCAATAGCTAAAGATATAGAATCTGTTATAACGAGGGGAATATTACCCTACCGGTTTGGTTCAGGTTATATGTTTGAGTTCGAGAAAAGCAGAAACGAAAAAGAGGAAAGTGAAATTGATTTACTTGAATTACAGACGGGCAAAATGACACAAAACGAAATAAGAGAAAAATATAATAAGACCATTTATGTTGGTGAAGAATTTGATAAACCCAAAGACGCCGTACAAGAGACAGGTGAGAGTGAAATGAGTCCCATGTTTACGAGGAATGTATAATGGCAGAAAGGGTAAATAATAATATTACATCAAATCAATTTGATAATTTAAGTAGTTCTTTTGCGTTAGATTTAGTTGCAATGTTTAATTTATTACAGGAAGATGTAAATAAAATAATAATGCAGGCACAAAAAAATAATTTGACGCCTGAACAAATGTTAGAAAAAATTGAGGAATTGATATAATATAATAAAAATAGGAGAAAATTATGCCAACACCAAAGTCAGGAGAAAAAGAGCAGGAATTTGTATCAAGATGTATGGGTGATTCTGATATGCAAAAATATGATCAAGATCAAAGGGCTGCTATATGTTTTTCAAAATTTAGAAGTAAATCAGAAAAGAAAAGTAGTGAAGCAATTAAAAGAAAATCGGTTTTTTTTAATTTAAAAAAATTAGAGAAAATATTATTTACGCTTGTAAATTCTATAGAAAAAAAAGAAATAAGAAAAGGAATTATATTAGAAATTCCACAATCGGTTATTGGTTCTTATTCAGAAGAAGGTCAAATTTTGTTTAAATCAATTTATTTTAAAAATCGTTTGTCCGATAAAAATATGGAAAAAAGTTTAAATTTAGCAAAAAATTTTCTTGATAGAGAAAATAAAGTTAATAAAGGTACTCTATTAAAAATGATTCAAAAAGAATTATCAAAAATAGTAAAAGCTAGAAAAGAAGATAAGAAAAAAGTATCTGTTGAAAATGATGTTCAATCAGTAGATGCAATTGATAGCATGGATGAAGTAAAACAATTTACAGGTAAATAAAATATGGCTAAAGTTCATATAAAAAGATTAGAAGAAAAATATGGAAAAGATAATATAAAAGGTAAAAAATATCAAGAAATATTATCAACGGTTATTGATCAAAATACAACAAATATAAATAATAAGGTCGCCAGACTTAATTCTACAGAATGGGAAAAATCATTAAGAAAGATAACCCCCAAAGAAAAGAAATTTGTTATTCCTGATATTAGAGATGTTTTGCCTAAAAGAACAATTCACCTTAGAAAAGTGGCAGAACAAGGGAAATTTATTTCAGGTACTTTAAGGGATAAACTTACCCAAAATTTACGTTCTATAATGACGGAATTTGAGACAAAAACTGGAGAACCTTCTTTTATTAGAAGGAGAGGTATAACTGCTGGTCGTATAAATCCAAAACTTATTGGAGTATTTGAAAAACAAACTAAACAAGTATTTGAAAATTATGTAAAAAGAGATAAAAAACTTGGTATGCCTAAAAATATTCATACTATAGCAGTAACTGAAGTTCGTAGTTCGATAAATGAAATAAAAAATTCTTATACTGATCAATTAATAAAAGAAAATCCAGAAATACAATCACGAAAAAGATGGATTCACAATACAATGCTATCTAAAAAACCTAGAAGAGGGCATAAAATGATTGATGGTCAAGTGGTTCCTTTTAATGAAATGTTTAAAGTTCCACGTTATAAACAATTAAAAGGAAAACAAGTGCGGGTAGGTACAACTCTTATGTCTCACCCCCATGATCCAAATGCTCCAATTGATCAAATTATTGGATGTAATTGTGATTTTGATATTATAGTAAGTAGAAAGAGGAAAGGATGATAGCAAAAATAATGCAAGCACAGTGTATTTCTTGCGGACAGTGTGCAGAAATTTGTCCGAGTGATGCAATCAGCGTTGATTTAAATAATTTGGGTAGAATTGGATATAAAAACTTCATAGTTGATAAAAAAAAGTGTACAGGTTGCGGTGCTTGTTTTGATTGCCCAATGAATGCTATCCGTACAGAGTTAGAATGAAGGGATATAAAACAAGTGCAAAGTGGTATAGTGATTTTAATATGATTATTCTTGATCCCGATGGATGGGATAGAAAAAATTATGATTTCAGTTGGCACGAAGAAGAAGTAACATGGAAAGAATTTAATAAAAGGGTACTATATTCGACAATAAGAGGTGCGAAAAAATGTATATATGGCAAATAGTACAAGTGATATTTTACTGTTCGTTTTCAGTAAGTTTAATTTCAGGAGTAATTTTATGGGCGCTAATAAAGTAAAGGCAATATTTTGGAGTTGTTATTTAACAACGATTGGGCTAGTTATATATTTCGTATATAAGGCCTTTATATAATGTTAGTAGCAACACCAATAAAAGATAAAAATCAAATATATGGTAATGCCATTGGAGAGGTATATATTTGTGGACATTGTGATAATGCAATATTTGAATGGTTTGATTATTGTTCACGTTGTGGGTGCCAAATAATTTGGGAGGATTATGAAATTGAGTATAAATAATACATCAAAAAAAGTTCCAGTAGAATGTTATTCAAGGGTAGTAGGATATTTTCGCCCTGTAAACCAGTGGAATGCTGGCAAACAGGATGAATATATACAAAGAAAAGTGGCTGATATGAAGGAATTGAAGAAGCAATTCTTTAATAAGGACATTGGTAATGAATATTAAGATTGAAAAAAGAATAAGAGAAAAATATCATCAAGGATTTGAACGTGAAATTTCTGATATTAATACTGTAGTTATACATGGAACAGCTGGTGGAAACAGTGCGAAAGGACTTATTAAATGGATGCTTTCTGGAGAAAGGGAGGAACAATATAAAAGGGGTATAGCTTTATTCCATTATTTAATTGATAAAAATGGAAAAATATATGAAATAATTAATCCTGATAGATGGGTTTATCATAGTTCAAGCGGTAGTCAAGATCAACATACAATAGGCATTGAGCTTATAAATTCAGGCAAAAATAATGAGGAAGAATATACTACAAAACAATATATAGCATTATGGAAGCTTCTTTTTGGTAAGATAGGGGAAAAATATAATATAAAAAGGATTATTGGACATGGAGCACAAAAAAGAAAGTGGTCAGGTGGATATAAAAATTGTCCAGGTAATTTTGAATGGTTTTATTTGGGAGCTGCTGTAAAATTATATGATTATAAGATATCAGATTTTAATAAGGATGAAGAAAGAATAGATATTGAAAAAAGGAAGTAACAATAAATAAAAAATTATCAGATAAAAGACAATGAATAGTTTAGAAAAATTACATGAAATGATTGAAGAAAGTGAAAAGAAATTAGGATTATCTAAAAGAGGGGTTATTGCAATTGATATAGAAAACCTTCCAATTGAAAAGGTAGTATTATTGGGCAAATATATTGATGAAGGACTGTTAACTCTAATAAAATAAAAGATAAATAAGACTTATTTTCTCCCCCCAGAGTACATAAAAGGGCAGTATTATAAGAAATTTCAAATTTATTTATAAGGTGTAATATTAACTGAATAAGGTAATTTGTAATGAGTAATGTTGAATTGAATAAACGTCAAATAAAGTTTCATTTTCACCCTCACCAATACGATGAAAAAAACCACACATTAGAAAAAGCTTTAGATGGAGATAAAAAAAGAAGGTATCTTTGTGGATCATCTTCAGGCTTAAAGATTGATGGCCATGGAGAAAGAATGACTCAAAAGGCTATAGATTCTTTTATGAAGCAAGCCAATGCAGGGGATATTTTACTTTATACTGATGTACATGGAATAAAAGCAACTGAAGATATAGGGATTTTAACAAAAGCTGAGATTTTGTCTAATGGAGATTGGTATACAGAATATAGACTTTATGATGAACAAGATGGTGTTGGTCAGATAAAGAAAGAAACAATTGATACAATTTGGAAACAAATAAATGGTTTTCCCCCTTATAAAAATCCTAGACAAAAAGGTTTTAGTGTAGAAGGTTTCATTCCAGATACAGCAATCCTTAATAATGGACTTGAAAGAAAAGCAATTGATGATGTGGATTTAGATGGTGTATTGTTAGTACCTCGTCCAGCTTATCAAGATTCAGTGGCAACGGCAATTATGAAGGCTTTAGGAGAAACAACTCCAGAGAGAACACAATCACTTCAAAAATCATTACAGATTCAAGTAAAAGAAAAAGATATTAATGACGCTTATTATAAATATAAGTGGGACTTTACGGATGCTCTTGAAAGAACAATAGAGCAAATTATGGTTAAGAAGAATAATAATAAAAAAGATGAATTAAATATTGTATTCAAGGAATATGGACAACTCATGTCGGATTTAGTAATAAAATCTGAATCCGTATTTAGTGTTGATTCTATAGATAACTATTTTCGAGAAAGCGATTTTTCGGATAAAGAGACACCTGAAGGTGAATCAAAAGAGACTAAAACATCCTCCAGATTGGAAATGTATAAGTCATTATTAAAAGAAATCACAATATTAAGAAAATCAATGGAGGAACAAAAGTAATGGGAAAAAATGTGAACAAGGCATTATCACCAGAAGAGCTAACAGCTCTAAGTAATATTCAGTCTATAATTAGTGAATTAGTACAAATGTCCGGAGGAGTAGAAGCTCCAATGGAAGAAGAAGTAATGATGGCGGAGAATGAAGCTCCACCCAAAGAAGTACAAGAAAAAATTGATGAAGAAGATGAAGATTCAGTAAATAAAGGTATTATTACTACACCTTCTGATTCTGCTACTGCATCGGATGATGCTGTAGAGAGAATGGAAGAAGTTCAAACGGAACTAACTGAAGAGAATGTAAATGAAGTTGCTAAGGCACTTAACGTACTTGCTTCTCTTCAAACAAAGAAAAAAGCAGTGAAAAAGTCTGCTAATCAATTGATTTTAGAAGAAATTGGCAAAGTTGCCGGTATTCAAAAATCAAATCAAGAACAAATTCAGGAGGTCCAAAAAGCTCTTTTTAGTGTAATTGAAGGTATGGGAATTACAAAGCAATTTGAAATAGCTCAAAAATCACAAATTGGTAATCCACAAGTTGGACAAGATGTGCAAAATGAGCAAATGCTTCAACATATTAAAAAAGCTTTAGGGTCTTCTGATAATATTCAAAAGGAACAAAACAAATTTCTTTCTAATGGGGAAATAGCACGTAAAAATTTAAAAGATCGTCAAGTCTTAACTGGTATTTTAGGACAAAGAAATTCAAGAAGATTTGGATAAAGGAGAATAAAAATTATGAATAATATGAGAGAATTAAATAAATTCATGGATCAAAATCAGGATTTAATATCAAAGGCCCTTACTACAGCAAGTGGTGTTGGTGGTGCTTTAATTCCTGAAAATCTTGAGAAAATAATTACTGATACGGTTATTAGACTTTCACCAGAATTGGCATTACTTGAAGCTAATGCTGAAAAAATTTCAGGAAAAACACATGAATTTAATAGAAAAACTAAAAATCCCACTCGTGGGGGAGCTATGGGTGAAAGTGCTACTACTGGTACTAGTAATTCAAAAACAACACGTCATACTGTTGAACTTAAAATAGTAAGACGTAAGGGTAAAGTAACGAATTTTCTAAATGATACTTCTGAAGAATATATTGATGCAGCAGCATATGAAATAGAGAATCATATACAATCACATGTTTCTGATTTAATCTATTATATGCTTTATGGAAATGCCTTGGGTAATACTTGGGAATTTACTGGTCTTGATAACATGATTCTTACAAATAGAAATAATCAAGCAGAGGGTGGAGCTGTACCAACAAGTTTATCAGTACTTGATTCTATGATTTCTAAATCTAATAGAAAAGGTGGAGCTAAACATAGACGTGTATTTGGCATGACTCCTGAAATGCTTGATAAATTTTCATCCTTACTTACTAATGTAAGACTTAATCAAGGAGTTGGTGGAGATGGTCTTACTCAAGTTGAAGTAGGCGGTGGATGGCGATTAAATGCATATCGTGATATTCCAATTATTGAGACTACAGCATGTGGTCCAATTGAGAAACTTACATCAACATTAACAGTAACTGATGTTGACGGAATTACCGGTGGTGCTTTAAGTGATGGTACTTATTACATACGTGTTGCCCCTATGACTTATGAGGGAGAACAAGAAGCAAGTGATGAAGAAACCGTTGTTGTAAATGGTGGTACAGCTACACAATCTATTAGAATTAATCTTGATGCAGTTCACACTACAGATGGCGAGGATTCTCCTTTAGCATATAAAATTTATGCTTCTGATACTTCTGGAGATACAAAACTTGTAAGATATTATTCAGCATTCACTTATGATAGTGAAGGTGCTGTTACTGGAGACAATGGAACAGGAACTGATTACCTTTATGTTCATTCAATGACTGCAGGTTCAGAAATAGCTACTGGATTACAGAATGATAGACCTCTTGTAGCAACTGGTGGTGTGAGACCAGAAGTTATTTATCTTTGGGATCTTGATCCAATTCAAGGACTTGGAAAGCTTCCCTACACTAATAGAGGTGGTAGTGCATTTGGTGGATTAGTTACTACAAAAGATTTAGCTGAAACTGATGACTTTATTAGTTTTTTAATTAAATCTTATACAGCATTAACTCCTTCATTTGAAAAGACTTCAGTTTGGGAACGTGGTTACAGGACTGCTTAATGCCAGTTTTAACCGAAGAAGAATATAAAAAGCTTGAAAAGGAAAAGAAGGGCCAACAGTTAAGCCCTTCCTTTTTAAAGCCCAAAGAAAAAAAACAAGTAGAGAGGAAATTTATATATTTCCTATTCCATCCAGAGAACCCAAAAGAAAAATATTTGGAATTTGATGATGAAGTAGAAATAGAAAATAAAAAATACAAAAGACATTGTAAAAATGGAATTGTAAAAACTAGTGAAAAAGAATTAGTAGATCACCTCATAAAAAGAGGATATGAATTATTGGATAAAATAGAGGAGGATAATCCGAATGAGAAAATCAACTGAAGACGCAATAAACAACTTAAGTCCTGGCAATCAAGTCCATAGAATTGGAACTGAAATAAGAAGAGCTGGAGCAGCAAGTACAAGAAATCCAGAATATTATTATTATGTAGATTCAAATTCACTTGGTGGAGATGGAACAAGTTGGGACACAGCATTTTCTACAATTACTGAAGGAATTGCAAAACTTAATACTTTAGATGGAAAAGGGGCAACTTTATTTGTGGCACCTGGATTCTATATCGAATTAGCAGGAATTGAACTTACAGCAGCAGATTGCGCAATAATTGGGAATGGTTTGAATGAAGACACTGTTTTATTTGGATCAGGGACAGCCGGAGCAGTGGCAGCAGCTACAGCGGATTTGTTGACAATCAAAGGTGGAAATAATCTTATAGATGGATTATCTTTTTATAATCATTCAGCTTCTTACTCATCAATTCTTTTTGATGATACAGGTGGTGGTTATGCAGGTAGTTTTAATACAATAAAAAATTGTTTTTTTTCACCTCAAGCTCAAGACGGTGTACAGTATTGTATTGAATTTGATGGTGGAAATGCAAATACTATTGAAGGTAATATTTTCTATGGTGCAGCTACAGCAGCAATATACCTTGAAGGAAATGAAGGCAATCCTGTAAGAAATATTATCCGCAATAATCATTTTGTCGGAACTAATGTTGGTATTCAGGTACAATCTGCAAATTATAATACTATAGTTCAAGATAACTGGTTTAGTGCAGGATCACAATCTGGTGAAACTATGACTAATGCGATTGTAATTGATGCTGCGATGAATGCAGGAAGTATTACTTTTGCAAGGAATTTTTTTGAACAAAGTGCAGCAAATGACATATCCGATTCTAAGACTGGTGGTTCAGTTTTTGAAATGGATAATTCAAACGGAGCATAATACATGGGTACGGATAATATATTCGGGCATGATTCACAAGGACGACCAGTACCGGCACAAGTTGATTCGGCTGGTCGTCTTATTCATGTTAATGAGAATTTTATACAAAATATAGAAGAAGTAGATGCTAATAATACTTTTATAGGTAAGGCATTAATTGGAACTGGAGACAATGAAGCAAAATGGCAGATAATTAAAGTTATTGTCAATGGAGTAAATACAACTATTCGTTATGCTGATGGAAGTGTAGAATTTGACAAAGTATGGAATGATAGGACAACTTATACTTATTAAGGAAAAAATATGTCTATAAAGTATGATAAAATATTAGGTGTGATAAGGGAGAGTGATGCAGGAGGCACTGGAGCCAGTGTGATAACTGGAACCGTTAACACTTACGCAGAACTTCCTGCAGCATCTAGTCAAACAGGTAGGTATTGGGCAGTCTTAACAAGTACGGGATTCCTATGGAATAGACGTCGAGGATTATATAGATCAAATGGGACTATATGGGATAGGTTAAGCAATAACGTTTTTGTAGCAAGGACAGATGAAGCTAGTATATTAGATTGGAACGATAATACTAAAGTAATAGATTTTGATGCATCTAATATTACTACTAGTAACACTAGAACAATTATAATGTCTGATAATAATGCAGAAATAGGACTGGTTCAGAAAGTTAGTTCTGATGTTCAACTGGTAACTAATGGAGACAATATAAATCTTAGAAATGGGGGATTAAAAGATACAGACGTAATAGTCCCCATTTCTTTAGGTGATTCTAATAATACAAATGTTGATTCAGACTTCAATAATAGTTCCTTGTTAGGTGTTATAAATGAAAACAAAACAACTTTTGAAGATACAAGAGAGCCGACAGGTTTTATTGATATAACTGAATCTACTATAAGTTGGTCAGATAGTACTCCAGATAGAACTTTTACAATAACGCCAGTAGGAATTAGTTTTTCATTTTATCAAAAATCTAAAAAGTATACAAAGACAGGTGCAGAATCAATACAACTTACAGACACATTAGGGATGTGGGTAATTTATTATGATAATGGAACATTGAGTTCTATAAATCAACCAACAAATTCTCAGTTAGAAGACATATACCTAAATAAGATATTAGTTTCATATGTTTATTGGAATTCTACAACTAGCTTAGGAAAACTTTTTGAAGAGAGACATGGGTGTACAATGGATGGAAACACTCATCTGTACTTACATTTAAGTAAAAATTTAGCATATGCAAATGGGCTAGCTTTAAATAATTTTGTAATTAGTTCCGGAGCTTTAGATACACATGCTCAATTTTCTGTAGATTCTGGGTTGGTTTTTGATGAAGATATTTCAATTACCACACCCACTGTAGCTTCAACTGTAGGATTAGAAATATGGTATAAGTCAGGGTCCGATTGGACTTGGACTACAAATTCTGGATTTTCAGTGTTGACTACTGGAACTGGACGTTTAGCATATAATGATAGTGGATCACAAACGGAAATCTCAAATTTAAATTTTGTTTTATGTCATGTATTTGCATGGAACAGTGAGACAAATAAGATAATAGCTATACAAGGTCAGAATCAATATGGAACTGTAGGAAATGCCAGAGATGGTGCAGATACAGAAATCACAAGTTTAGATATGGAAGGTTTGCTTAGTCCAGAAATGAGACCAATAGGAACGGTCATATTTCAAACAGCAAATGGATATGGAAATGCAGTAAAGGGTCGGGTCAGGGATTATGATTCACCCATACTTTATAAAGATTTTAGATTAGTTCCTTCAGGGAAATGGTTTTTATAGGAGATAGATTAAAGATGGAAATAATAAAGTGGATAAGCCAAACGGGATTAATGGGTGTAGGTGCTATTGCTGTATTTTTAGCATTTCAATATTTTTATGGAAAAATAAAAAAAATAAAAGTTGCTAATCCTTTAAATCATCCCTTTTTCAATACAATTTTATATAATAAGAATGTAAAACTTAAATCTATAAAATTGTATTCTAAAGGACATGGACATTGTGAGGGAAGAGATGCAGTATTTAAAGATATGCTCAATATTAAATTTCAATTATGGCATGATCATACAAAACATGTGGTATCATTAGTAAGTACAAAATATACATATATATCAGATAGTGATTTTGAAGAGATTTGGACTTCTGGGATGATGCAATGTGCAAAAGAATATGAAATGGAATGGATGCAATCTGAAATTCCTGAAATTGTTATAAATAAATTTAATGAATGGCATGGAAGTCATGCGGATATTTTATTCAATACATTAAAAAATATTTGTCATGGTAATTCGTTTAGCACCAAAGAAGAACAGACTAATGCTATATTGGAGCTTCAAAATGCACTTATTATTATAACAATGATTGATGCAGAAAAAACTCTTGGTAGTTTGAATGGAGATTTGACAGGAATTAAATATAAAGGAATAGTTTTGAAATAGGGGACTATTATGGCAATAGCAACGGCATCTGAAGTAAGATCATTTTTAGAAGGTTATGAAGTTACAGATACACAATTATCAGATTCTTGGATACAAGCACGTATTGACAATTTTGTACAACCTTGGGTAGAAAAAATTTTAAGAAGACCTTTAGAATCAGAAGAAGAAATAACTGAATATGTATCTGGAACTGGAAGAAATACTTTGGTGCTTTCTAATAGAAATATAAATGAATTAATAAGAATAGAGTACGTTACTGGTGGTGATATTGATTCAAGTATTGGTATAACAGGTGTTGAACTTATTGCAGATGAAGGTGTTTTAAGGTCAATACAGAATATAAGTGAAGGTAGATATAATTCTGTTTTTGCTAAAGGCGAAAGAAATATAAAAGTAACTTATAAAGTTGGATATACTTCTGCTCCTGCTGATATTAAAGAAGCTATCATTTATTTGAGTGCTGAACAAATACTTGGATTTATTGGTGCTAGAACGGGTGGAGGATCTCTTAATGTAGAAGGTTTTGGCCGGAGTTATGGATCACGTGGAAAATATCAGGATATTAGAAATGATTTGACAAGACAAGCTATGGCTATATTAAAACAATATATGACTAGTGTGGTAGGTAATATATGACAATTCCAATTGGTGTTGAACTTGAAGCTCAAAATGCAATACAAGACGCAAAAGATATCATTGATGAACGTGGTAATGATATAATTGTACAAACTACAAATGAAGCAAATGTTGAAAGAGATATTTACGGGGCGATAAAAAAAAGAACAACAACAAATTATACATGGCATGCCTATCCTGTTACGTTTAGTCCGACAAAAGATCAATTAGAAGAAGCAGGAATAAAAGAAAACGTTGACGTTTTAGTTGTAACGGCCATTAAAGATTGGACAGACAATAGTTTAGATTATAAATCAGTTGATAATACACGATGGGAAATAATTTTGAATGGAGAAACATATACGATTAGTCATAAAAATCAAATAAATATGTTTAGCCATTATTATTTAAATATTGTTTTAGGATTGTTTAAAAAATGACAATAAAGGCGAAATTTTCTAATTCATATAAAGCAAAACAAATGAGAATTAAGAGATTGCCTAAATTATTAAAAAGTGTTGTATCAGGAGCGACAAAAAAAGATTTACTCGGAATGAAAAAAATATTCCATGATGGGATTAAAGATAATAGATTAGGATTGGATGCTTTAGCAGAAAGCACAATAAGATCAAAAAAGGCAAAAGGATATCCAAAAGCAAAGTCACCTTTATATGGAGCAGGAGACACGGAAGGTGATAGAAGTTACGCAAATATGCTATTAATTGCAAAAGTTAAAAATGGGTGGAAATTAAGGCCTAGTACACGAAAACATCATTCAGGTAATGTGACATTAAAAGATTTATTTATGATACATGAGCATGGTGCTTTGATAAAGAAAAAGACAAAAAATGGAAAGGCAAGTTTAATAAGAATACCGCCTAGACCGGCTTTTTTAATAGCATATAAAAGATGGTTAGGTCAGAGAAAGAAAAGCCAAAAAGAAACATCTTTAGAGGTTAAGGCAGCAATAAGAGAATTTATCAATACTGGTAGTAAAAAGAAATTGAAAGTTTTACAGGATTACGAGAAAAGGGAAAAATGAAAAGTGTAATTGACAATATAACTGAGGTAACAGGTTGGTCAGGGATTAATGGGGCAACTGTTCATGGATTAAATTCTGTATCTAATTATATTGCAGGCAATAATCTTGCTTCTGTTATATTTTCATTTAATGCTGCTGATGCTTATATCGAAAAAACTTATGGGACGGATGTTACAGATTATGATGAATTAACTTTTTGGATAACTTCTTTTAAGAAAGGCAAAAAGGATTATCAAAAGACAACTGATTATTTATATAAAATTGATTTGGGTGTGGGAAAAGAATATTATTTAAAAGCATTTGATGATTTTTTTTATGTTACAATAGATATCTCTGATGTAACAACGATAGATAGAATACGAATTACTGCATTACAAGCAGGTTTGGACTACATAATATTATCTTATTGTGTAGCATTTACTACTGTATTGCCATTAGACGTATATATAGGGATTAAAGAACAACTAGAATATCATATTGACCAAAATACAACACTAAAAAATGTGGGGTTAATAAATGGAACTATTGGAGATGACAATATTAATTTTGGCGCTAGCGTTCCTTTTCTTGATAGATACACCACCATTAAGATAGATGACGGAGTTAATTCAGAAATTCATCACGTAGATAGGAAAGACGGTAATCAATTTTATTTTTCTGATTTATATGATGGAAGTATTCTGCTTAATGATTATACAAATGCAGATGTATATTTATATTATCCTATTCATTTTGGAACAACACAAAGAGAAATATCGTTGCCGTCAATAACTTTATGGGGTTTTGCACCAGAGAGGTTATTTTTAGCTACTGAATTTGATAATATTATAGATACCGTTAAGACAGATGATACTTTCGGAGAAAGAAGGGTTGGTCAATATTTACAATGGTCATTTTTGATTGATTGCGAGGCAAAAGAAGAGTGGGAATTATTGGGAGAATTATCAAACATTGTGCGTACTGTTATCGGACAAAGAACAATTTGGGTAAATGGACGCAAGGCAAATATTGAATTTGATACACCGCCAACAGAATTGTATCCGACAGAGGCATTTGATATAATGCCAAAAATACAATACCCAACGACGATAATTATAAGAGAAGAATTATATGAAAGATCAAGAATACCAAAGACAACAACAATAAATTTTGAGGCAACAATAATATAAGGAGGCTTATAAGATGGGTGAAAAATTTGAGCAATCAAAAAGTAAAGATGAATTAAAAGTTGGAAAAGAAAAGAAAACTTTTAAACAAAGTGTTGAAGTTCTTTTGACTTTTAGAGAAAATAGAACTTTTGAGCTACATGTTAATCGACAACTAATTAGATTTGAAGGAAGACAAACAATTAAACTTCCAAAAGCAATCACAGAACATGCAGATTTTACAGTAAATATTGCTAAAAACTTTATTATTAAAGAGGTGAAATAATATGGCGGGATTAAGACGACAAGGAATTTATGGAGAAAATTTACCAACTAAAAAATCTAAAACGGTTGAGCCATCAGATTTTTTGATTGGTGGATTAGTTGGTTTTTTTGAAAGACGATATAAGAAAACTTTTGTTGTGAGAAACACAGAGGAGTTAAGACAGATATATGGTAGTAATACAATTTCTACGTACTATGGTTGGGATGCGGCACAGGGATTTTTTGACAATGTTGTTGGTGTAGATGCTAAACTATTTGTAAAAGGACATGTGGGAAACGATGGAGCTGCGTATGATGCAGTAGCCGCAACTGTAAACGCAGTAGACGGAAGTGCAGCAGATGTTTTACAGTTGGATTCTGCTTATGAAGAAGAACTAGACTTTTCTACATACGGAAACAATACGGGATATACAATAGTACAAGGTAGTAGGTTTAACACAGCTGGTCGAGTTGCTAACACTGCATCAGACAGTTTTGTTGATCTTGATAGTGTTGCGGGTATAAGTGTAGGAGACTACATCAAGGTTGTGGCAACTGGAGGCGGTGGCGCAACTGTTCATCACACGATTACAGCAATTGATGAAAGCGCAAGGCGTGTTTCTTTTACAGGCGCATTTGATGGAGCAGCAAATATGGAAATTGGAGATGTTGTTACACTACCGAGTTTTCAGCTCAAAACATGGAGAAAGTCTACAACTGGAATTGTAGAAGAAGTGGATGTAGAGAATGGTAAAGTCTGGTGTACAACTGAAAGTGATGTTACTGATTATTTTGTAGATAATGTTTTTGCAACTTCTAAATATTTAAAAGTTACAGACTTGGCTCCTGCTACTGCGTTGGCAACTAGATTACCTGCAGCTGTTTCAACTGTTACATATTTGGCATCAGGCGCAAATGGTACAAGTCCAACAACAACAGCAAATTGGGATTTTGATTTACAATTGTTTAATGATGATCCAATCAGAATGATTTGTAATCCAGAGACTACAGATGAAGCAATTCAGAAAGCAATTGAAACATATTGCCGAAGTAGAAACGATACTCCAAAGGTTATCTATAATATTTCAGAAGACCAAACAAAAAGTCAATTGATAACGATAGGTAATAAATTTCAACGAAGTGATGACGTGTTAGGTGTTATTATTGCAAATTGGTTAAAGAAAACCGATCCTTTCGCAACGTCGCCAACTGCTCCTAAAAGAACTATTCCAAACGTTGGTCATGTTATGGGTCTATGGATTAGATCAATTGGTACACTAGGAATACATTATATTCCAGCAGTAACAACATTGCCACTTTTTGGTATAACAGGAATTAAAGGTGATCAAATATTAAATGATTTAGATCGGACGGATGTTTGCGAGGCTGGTGTTAATGTTATACAGGAAGTAACTGGAAGCGGAATAATTGTTAAAAGTTTTTATACACCTTCAACAACAAAAGAGTTTCAATTTGCAAATGGAATTTTAATGAGAGAGTTTATAAAAATCTCAATCATTGATTCTCTAAGGGACACGGTAAATGAGCCTAACAATTTTGCTAGAATACAAGGGAGTAGGGATGCAGTAGTGGCTTTCTTTTATTCATTGTGGTTAACTGGTAGTACTGGAAACGTACCGGCAGGTGAAACATTCGGACAAACAATCGATCCCGATACGGGAACAGGAACAGAACCGAGTGACCACTTTCAAGTGCAAGCGGATTTAATAAATAATCCACAAGCAAGTATTGAGGCAGGAGAACGAAATATTTCATCATGGTTCAGTTACCCTGCGCCAGCAGGATCAATTAAAATCGGTGTGGGTCTTATGTTGTTAGGATAAAACAAATAAAATAATAAAAAAGTAAGGAGGTTTATCTTGCAAGTGAATGAAATGGTTGAAAAAAAGCAAGTTTACTTTGACCGGACAGAAATTCCCGGTCTTGTAAATGTGAGTGAAATAGTAGAGGAGAAAAGATCGGTAGAAGTGCCAGGATTTAATGTTATACGTGATGTCCAAAGCGGTATAACCAAACAACCGCAAATAACATTAACATATAAGTTAGAACGTGGAACTAATACATTAAGGTTTTTTGAAGACTTTTTTACTAATAATGAAACTAAAGATATGACTATTGTAAGGACAGATGCACACGGAATGGAGTTTGACAGAAAAACTTACACACAATGTGAGGTTTTGTCGAAAACTGCACCAGAATATAATGCAGAAAGTCCAAACTTTGCGAGTATAGCAGTAGTTATTTTAATACATGATATAATACCAGTGTAGGAGGAAATATGATAAAACGGTTGCCAGTACTTTTGAAACTGAATGAGGCGGTTTTTAAAGAAATTGAATTAAAAAAACCATCGGGGAGAGTAATCTCTGATACACAAGAAGAGGTCCAGCGGACTAACTTTCTTATAGCAAATAGAAATTTTATTGCCGGTTGTACAATGCGCATAACTGGAGAAGAAAAAGAAATTGTCGACATGGTGGCAATAAAAAGTGCATTAGGGAAAATGAGTAATAAGACTATCGATTATCTATCACAAGAAATTATGGTTGATTATTTTGATGATGAAGATCTTGTTGAAGGTGTTTATCCATGTCCGAGATGTGGCGAAAAGATTATTAACGAAATAACAAAAAATGATGGGATTGTAATTGATACAAGAGATAGTATCAAAAGTCTACAAGTCAATTTTATGGACGATGTAAATGAGCTTGAATTTGATATCGAGATGACTAAACCAGTTACAATTATTTCTGCACAAAATGAAGAACAAGTGCAAAATATAACAATGACATACCCAACAATAGAACATTATGTAAAAGCTCATGCAATTGTTAGTGACAAAAACTTAACAAAACTACAATATCATGCTTTTGCAAATGCAATCATTAAAGTTAATGGAGTTGATGTTGATGATTCTTGGCGTAGGACTTTTGGTGTTCAATTGTTTAACAACACAACAGAAGTAAAAAAAGATATTGGAAGAATTAAAGAGATAATAAATAAGTATGGAGTTGATGCAAGATTAGACAAAACTTGTTTAGGATGTGGGAAGGTCTGGCGACCTTTTATCAATACCTCAAATTTTTTCGATTTCGCTCTCCAGTAAACGTTTTTGATGGTTATATTGGAGGGCGAAGTCACGAGGTAACTTGGTTACTGGAAGCCATTAAGTTTATAGATTTTACAAAAGAGAATTTTATTAAAGAAAGTTTTTTGATTATGTATTACACAAAAGGCGGTATTAACAAAAAAGAATTGGATGGTATGCCTTTTGACGAATATGAAATCTGGTTAAAAGAAGCGATAATAGTACAAGAAAATTTGACTGAAAAGGAAAAAAAGTAGAGGAGGCCAACATGGAAGATTTAACATTAACTCTCAATCCAGCGATGTTTATGAAAGGTCTTGATACTATTGGTAATGGTATTGGAAAATTAAATCAAAATTTTAGTCAAATGGGAAAAACCGGCGATCAGAAAATCCAAAAAATTGGAATGTCTGCAATGAGCCTAGTCAAAACTCTTGCGCCTATTGCTATCGCTGGTGGTGCTATAAGAAAAGCCTTTAGTCAAATCCCTGAACTAGGCAGAGCTTTTTCTATTGCTGGGGATATCTTTTCAAGAAACTTACTCTGGCCTTTACGGAAAGAACTAATGCCGATGCTACAATCCATGTTAAGTTGGGTAAGAGATAATAGAGCAATGTTTTTACGATGGGGTAACGTTTTAGCTAATATATTTAGAACGGTTGTCTCTCTTGTTAAGAGTGTATTTAGTTTATTAAAAAGATTATGGGATCGTATAACTTCCGGAATAGAAAGGGTTTTCGGGAAGACCGTTCGGTCTATGTCGGATTTAGTTAATATTGCATTATTTAAATTAGCAGCGATTGGCCAATTTATAATGGCAATGCTAGAACCAGTATTTGATTTTATTGCTGATTTATTCGTGAGTGCACTTGAAAATGTAAAAGCGTTTATTGGTGGATTCATGGATGGACTAGGTGAATTATCACCTGAATTAAATGATATGTGGGAATCTTTAAAACGTATTGGAGAGTCTTTAGGATTATTGGGAGACAAAGTGGGAAGTTTGAGGGGATTATTTAGCGCATTAGGCAGTACAATCGGCACATTAGTGGGGGGAGTTTTACGTGCGGTAAAAGTTGCAATTGATGGGATCGCAACTGCAATCGAAGGATTACAAACAAGATTTGCACAGTTCAAGGCTTGGAGAGCTGGAGACATGAAAGAAGTTGTTCGATTAGAACGTGAAGGTGTTATTAAAAGTCAAAAATTTCTTAAAAGAACAGCCGAGACTGGTAAACGTCAATGGGAATCAATAAAAGGCACAGGTGCAGCATATAAAGAATTATTTGTTGGAGACAGAGAAGAAGAAAAAAAACAACCGCAAGTTTTAAGAAATAATGTTGTAAAGAATACAAAAAATGTTAATCAAATTGACAATAGAAAGAATACACCACTTAAAAATAATATTACTAATGTGACTAACAATCAGAACAGAAATAATGTTACTAATGTTACTAAAAACCAGAATAGGAAAAATGTTACAAATATTACGAAAGGTTCTATAAAAAGAACTAACAATGTGACACACAATAAGGCAGAAACAAAAGTAAATGCTCCAATAACAATAAATATAAATGAAAGTAACGCGCCTAAAGATATAGCTAAGGCCGTTAAAAGTCATTTAAGAGATTCTTTGCAAGAAGCACGTTTTAGAAGTGGAGGCAAATAATGAATTTTAATATACCTAAGTTTGCTTATAACATGCCGTGGTTCATTTTTGATATTGATAATAAACAGTTAATTACTAGTGTTACAATTCCAGGAAATATTAAGGATTCAAAGGATATTGTTTTAGCAGAAACTCCAATCCCAGGTCAAAATTTCCAGCCTATCACATACGGAGGTGGCGGGAATAGAAAAATATCTTTTTCATTGCCGATTATTAAACGCAACAATACAGTTGGGGATGTTTTATTATTAAAACAATTTGATAATTTGCGTAATAGGGCGGTTGGCCTAACAAATATATTTTCCAACCAATTCACCCCAAACCCTAAAGTTTTATATTATTGGGGTTCAGGGTCCATCCCCCTCATATATTGGGTAAAGAAATGTGATTTTACACATACGGAAGGATGGACTAATCAAATGGGGCAACCACAACATACAGTTATAGAAATGGAATTGTGGTTAGACGAAACAAGTATATTATATAAAGCAGAAGAAGTTTTCAGAAAGCTTGCAAGTCTTACAGGGATGGTAACGAATGCATATGATATTATACAAAGTCAGAGAATTGGTCAAAAAGCTTATTAGGAGTTAATCAATGAGATATGAAGCAATAGATTCTATAATTTTTACAGATATAAACGGAATAGCAACAACTATTAAGGACATGAGAGAATATCCAGATTATCAAACTTTTGTAAAAATTAATTTAAAAAATGGTGATGAAATAGATGAAATTGCATCAAGACAAGATATTTATGGCAATGAAGGAGAGGGGGAGAGTTTTAAAATTGTAGACAATAATATTATTAAATTATTTGAAGCGGATTTTAATTTAGAAGAATTAAATAAATTGGATATTCCATTATGATTGCCGGATTATATAATCAAGATAGTTCTTTTTTTGAAATTGACAGTCCAGATATTAAAGCTGGTCGTGTTTTGACAGAGGATATTATGTCCTTTACGTATGAAGAAGAACTTTATAAATATAATACTGGGTCAATACAAGTCAATGATCCCGACAATTATTATTCAAAAGTTTTGCGGGTTGGTGCAAAACTAAATATTCGTTTTGGATATATGGATAGTGATTTGTCTACAAATGCCTTGTTAATGCAAAAAGAAAATCCAACACAAGTAATTGGTAGTAGTGTTAGAGAGGGAATTACAGCCTATATTCAAAACCCTACTGGCAGCGCAAGCGCAAATGGTACTGTTTCATTCACATGTAATTTTTATGGCAAAGAATGGTTGGCCAAAAAGGAACATCGTATTCATACAGGAATTACTAAGGGAGCTTTAATTGGTCAATTATTGTTAGAACTTGGTTGTGTAACCACTATGGTAAACTTTACACGTCAAACTGAATTATTAGATCAAGATACGCAAATTTTACAGAGGGAAACTAATTATAGATTTTTATTAAAAATGGCTTATGAATGGAGGGCAGTTTTTAGAATTAGTACAGATGGTGCTGGAAATTTAAGTGCAGTTTTTATTTCTCCCTCACAAATTGGATCGGTACAGTTGCCATTTTTATTAAGTGGTGCACTTGGTGGGGATTCCATGTATTTAGAATGGAAAGAAGGTGTTGCAAATGTAATTGAATATAAATGGAAAAACCATCAAGGACAAAATGGAACTGGAGATAACGCCCGTCTTGTTATGGGGGCAGATGGTAAAATGACAACTATCAGATATGTTACAAAAGGCGATAAAGTGCAAGCATATACTTTGCGACCAGAACGGATTAGAGAGAGACTAGACAAGACGGACAGTTTTAGCGAAAAGTTTAAGCAAATGCAAGACTGGTTGAACGTGGCGGACTTCGAGGAAGTGGCGTGGGCTTTTGATCCTATAGAAATAAAAACAGCCCCGCAAGGTTTAGGCTATAGTATGAACGCAAAAATATTAGGCAATCCATTATTAAGTGCTCCATTAAAAGTATTTTTTGGCAAAGGTTTCCCTACATGGTTTACTCCAAAAAGTTCGGCAACTCATGTTTCAAATTTCTATGCAAGAAAAGTAACGCACAACATAGATCAAAACGGATATAAAATTGACTTGGACATCATGGATTCGTTTTCGTTAACAGGAGGCTCGCTGATATGAGCAGTCCAATAAATGATGACATATACGGAATGATTAAAGAAATTATTCAAGATGAAACAATCTTCATGCGACACTATATTGGAAAGGTTGTTGAAAATGAAGATATTCTTAAAAAGGGAAGAGTAAAGATTACAATACCAGAGCTTGGAATGGACACCCCAGATTTAGCTTTGTGGTGTAACGCAAGACAAGGCAATGGAATATCTATTCCTGCAATTGGAAGTTATGCAGAAATATATTTTATAAATGGAGAAAGGGAAAAGCCAGTTTATTTGTTTCCAGCAAGTGAAATTATTGAGAATATTCCTAAAAATTATACCGGAATAGTAACTGAACATGTTTTGTTTGAAGATCCTGAAAATAAAGATCAAGTTATTAAATATGATTCAGCCACAAAGTTGTTGCAATTATTTAGCGATCCCGATAATATTAAAATAGACGGTCAAAATGGGACAGTAATGATATTAAATGGTACGGAGTCTTATGTTTTGGGAGACGCTTTTTTAACTTGGTTAAATAATTTTATAACAACGGTGTTTAACGCTCATACGCATTTATATAATCCAGGTCCAGGTGGTCCGATACCAACAGCAGCACCGTTGCCTGTAGGAGTACAGCCTACAAATATATTAAGTACTGTTATAAAGGGGAAGTGAAATGGCAGATGCAATAAAAAATATAGCTGATTTTAATTTAGGATTTTTCTATTATGGAAAAAATAGCCTAGATGATGAAAGCAGATTTGATTTATTTCAATTATTATTACAACCTAAAAGATCATTATTTTATGATAGGCGAGAATCTGCCGGAATAAGTGATTATGAGAATAGACCAAACACAATTGAATTACAAGTTTTAGGGCGCTTTGAGATTGCTAATGCAGTTGCATATAGAAACTCTTTAGTTACAAATGGGGCAGACAATACAATAGATCGCCGTATAGCAGTTAGTCAAAATAGTATTGGATTTTCTGCTAGGGGAGAAGAGTTAGACGTTAATGTTTTATATTTCTTATATGGGGATTATGAAACTCCCCGAAATAATATTTTTACACTAGGATAGAGAGAGGGAAAAATGAGCAATCCAATTTCATATACAAGTAGAACATATAATACTATACTAAATGACATTAACACCGATGTAGAGCTTGCTGATAAACCGAACTGGTTTAAAAGACTTATTGCAGGATTGGGCGATGTGTTAAGCATGTATGAAAATGCAATTGCCAATCAATCATTCTTAAGAACGGCTTTCACTCGACAAAGTGTAGCCGATTTATGCGCATTGTTAGATTACTATTTAGCCGGACAAACTACATCAAACGGGACATTATTATTTTATTTAAATCCTGATACGGTGGCTTTTCCTAAAACAATATTGTTAGCAGACCTTGCAGCACGATCTGAAGGCACAACTGATATTTCATCAAAGAAGTTTGAGGCCAGAAGTCAAGTTATTGCTGCTTCTACAAGTGAAACTTTTACAACAAATTTTGCAGCTGACAATAATTTAGATGTTGCCCGTGTATATATGACAGGTGAAAAAGTAAGAGTTTCAACAACTGGAACTTTGCCCGATCCTCTCCAAACGGGGACAGATTATTATGTAATTAAAATTTCTGATACTGAAATAAGATTAGCGAATAATATAGTAAATGCCTATAATGGGGCTGAAATTACTTTGACGGATGATGGTTCAGGCACTCATACAATTAGCTTATATAGTGTGCAAGTGACAGCATATCAACAAGAAACAAGAGACACCGCAGCGTTGGGAGAAAGTGATGGATCAACTGCATGGCAGAAATTTGATTTAAATGATTTAAGTGTTTTAAAAGAAACATTATCAATCACGATAAATAGTGTACCGTGGACACGAATGGATACGCTGGTGGATTCAACTTCAATTGATACCCATTATTTATTAAGAAATAATACTTTAGATAATTCAGCCAAAATAATGTTTGGCGATGGGACGTATGGAGAAATTCCAGGCAACTTTGAAATTGAAGCTGATTTTGCAGTGGGTGGCGGATTAGATGCAAATGTATCTATATTAAATCGTATCAATGTTTATGCCGGCTCGGATTCTGATGTAGTTGGTGTTTCAAATGCAACTACATTCACAGGAGCATCTAACGTTGAAGATTTAGACACAGCTAAAGAATTAGCACCATTGTTATTAAAAGCCAGAGATAGATTTGTAACAAGTGCAGATGGCGAAGCGTTAGCACTAGCATATGGTGGTATTTCAAAAGTGACAGTTATAAAAAATGCTTATGGAGTATTAAGTGCAAAAGTACCAATAGTACCGACAGGCGGGGGCACTCCTGGGGCTACTTTAAAAAGTAACTTACAAACGTATTTAATTGATAGGACTATATTAGAGAGTATTGATGTCCGAGTAGTTGATCCCACATTCATAACCGTTACGATAGTTGCAACTGTTAAGGTTTTATCTGGATATACTTTTGCCGGTATAAAGCCATATATAATGTTAGCTTTAAGACTATTGGTATATGAGTCAGCAAGCGAGATTGTTTCTGATTATCAACAAAATGGCATTGCTAGTGCAATTGCAATAATAAATGCAAAATGGAGTACATCTTTTAATGATTCTGATTATACTCAAATAATTAAACTGCTTGAAAATGTAGCAACCACAGACTTTGACAAAGATTTTCAAGAATCGGACATTTTGGGATTTATAGATGTGTTTGTTGACGGTGTAGACTATATGATTATATCTTCTCCAGCTTTTCCAATCACATGCGCAGATGATGAAATAACAACTGATAATATTTTGACTGGGAATATTACTGAGATTCCATAGAGAGGTTAGAGAATGTTACCATATCCTGTAAGCGATCACGTGCCTAAAATTTTAAGGGATGTCTTGTCTTCAAGTCCAGATGGTCAGGCACTTGTTGACAAATTAGATGAATATATACTTGAGTGGTCTGATGAAATTCTTGAGATGCAATATTTTAAATTGCCTGAACGATGTCCAGCAAAGCTATTAAATGAATTGGGATACATGGTTGGTGCAAATATTTTGTCTGATGATTCTGAACGAACTAAAAGAATTAAAATTTATTCTGCTATTGCTGGACATAAGTTAAGAGGATCATGGACACAAGACGCAAAGAAAAAAATTGATGCAATCGCACTCGGAGACAGTCAAATCTTTTCACCAACAACAACGGCAGATTGGGTATTGTTAGGGGGAGAATCATCCGAACCTGACAATTATTGGAGCTCGATGGGTGTTGACGGAATAGATGATTTGCTTGGAATTGATTTATTAGGTGGATTTGATGAAGCCACAGAGCCAGGAAATATTTATATAGATGTAGATAATGATTCTTTAACAGCAGCAGAAGTTGATAAATTAGTATTGGAACTTGAAGAAGATGTAGTACCTTCATATTTCAGGGTGGTTCTGGGCTACCTTGATGGTGGTGGTAATTTTATTGAATATGTTACAATGGATTAAAAAGGAGAAAGAACATGGCAATTTTGAAGCATCATAATTGGAAATACGATGGCGGCTCGCCTGATATTCCTTTAGCAGTAGGCGATAAACTTTACAGTCAGGATATTGGTAGGGACTTTAACTATTTACTTGATCGGGCCGGTTTAACATTAAGAGACATGCTGGGAAGTTTTCCTGCATATTTGTCTGGCGGAGTTGTAACAAAAGGCGCAGGCGACACTTTAGATATAACAGCCGGTAAAGGTTATGCAGAATTTGAGGTTGACTTGCCAGATGACTTCGATGTAGTTACGCCACCAACCGTAATACAACAAGACATGGACGCCATAAGAATTGAGTGGACACAACAGACAAACATGGCAATCCCTAGCGCAACATTGGACGGTGGTACTGTCAATTATGTCAAAGTAGCCTTTAACGATGCAGACTTGAACGACCGGACACGCAAGAAAAAAGCAGGAACTTACTATTACGAACTTACGCCATCTTTTACAATCACAGTTGATTCTACACCTAATACAGACAAAGAAGTATTGCTTGCTACTTTTACAGGGACAGGTGGCGGTGCTTTTACTATAACGGATATTGATCCATTACTTGATATAATTCCATTAAAAGGCCCAATAGGAATTGGAATTACTACTCCTCAACAAAACATACATGTACATCAATCTGATAGTTCTGGTAATAGAATACAGTTTACTAATTCAACAACTGGAACAACTACAGCTGATGGATGTTTAGTTGGAATTAGTGATGATGAACATGCTTTTATTTGGAATTATGAAAATACAAACTTATTATTTGCAACTAATAATGATACGAAAATGACAATTTTACCTAATGGAAGTGTTGGAATTGGTACAAGTGCTCCACAATCTCTTGTACATGTCAATCGTTCTGATTCTAGTGGGCTTGCTATTCAATTTACAAATAATGATTCAGGTGTAACGAATACCGATGGGACTGTTGTAGGAATGGATTCCTCCGAAAGAACTGTTATAAGAAATTATGAAAATACAGATATGTTATTTTACACTAACAATCAAACAAGAATGACTATTTTAGCTGACGGCAAAGTTGGGATGGGAACAAGTTCACCGGATAACGAATTGCATGTCCATAAGTCTACAGCTGCTTTTACTGGGTTTCGATTGTCAAATTCATTTACCGGAGAAACTGGTGGACTTCTTATAGGAGAAGGTGCAACTGGAGCAGCTATTATTAATAATATAGCAAATGTTCAAATGGAATTTAAAACAAATAACACGGAAAGATTTAGAATAACAAATGATGGCAGATTGTCAACAGGTATTGAATCTGCCCCTGATGTTGATCCTGGTGGATTATGTCTGCGAGGGAATGGTGGTACAAAACTAACATTTAAAAGTGCAAATGTTGCACATGGAATAACAGGTTATGCCGAAACCGATACTTATTTTTCCTCAATTATGTATAATACTGTATTTGGAGGAGTTATTCAACAAGGATTCTCCGAGGGCCTTCCAGCTTATACAATAGAAGCTTATTCAACGGGTGCTAGTACAGATACAAATACTTCTGCATTTGGAACATTGCTATTAAGATCTCAAAAAAAATCGGGAACAGGTGCAACCTCTTTAGCGAATACAGAAAATTTACTTGTGCTTAAGAATTATTTAACTACACGGTATATTTTTAAAGGTGATGGTACAGCCTATGCAGATGTTTCTTGGACTACATTTTCAGATGTAAGATTAAAAACTGATATTAAAGAGATTGAATATGGTCTTAATGAAATTATGCAATTAAAGCCTAAAAAATATATTCGTTTTTCTGGTGGATTAAAAGATGGTAAAGTGAAAAAAGAAAATAATGACCGACATGATATTGGATTTATTGCACAAGAGATGTATGAGATAATGCCAGAAGTAACCTGCCCTCCAAAAAATGACAAGGAAAGCTTTTGGGGTATAACAGAGACAAAATTAATAGCTCCGATGGTTAAAGCAATACAAGAGTTGAAAAATGAACTTGACGATTTAAAAAAAGATATTACAAAAATAGCAGTTAAAACATAATAAAATATACGAGGTATTTGATATGGAAAAACAAGTAGACAGAAAATTCATAATTTCAGAACAGATTATATCTGCAATTATGAACGGATTCGAGACAGGAGTTTTCAAAGGTAACTATGTAGATGTAAAGCAATTACAGGCAGCCTTACAAAATGACCTTAAAGAATACAAAAAAGAAGAAACTGAAGTTAAAGAAAAAATAACGGAGGATGAGTGAAGTTTTTTATAATGGAAAAATGATTAAACGAAAAACTCACTATAGACTATGCTGAAAATTTAGCCGGATATTAATCCGGCTTTTTATTATTCATAAATTAAATTTACTTTAGCATAATCAATATCAGCTGGTCTTTTTTTATTCCAATGTATAATATAAGGCAAGTCTTCATTAGTTGTTATTATAACTGGATTACCATTTTTAGAACCGTTGAAACTAGTATAGTGCATAATAGAATTGTAGTTATAAGGCAAACTTTCTTCTTCATATAGAGGATTATCAAATAATTCAAAATTGTGTTCAAAATTAACTATCATATTTTCTGGATAAATCTCAACATATTCGTCTCTGTCAGGTCGTTGATGTTCATGTATAAGACCTAGAACATGACCGAGTTCATGCAAGATTACGCTGAAATATCCCACTTCGATAAAAGTCATTTCGGAGTCTTTGTGTTGTCCGAGTATAGCATGTGGTCGATACAAATCATCAATAAGGGGCGCTTTTCCTATTTTACAGATATACTGTTCAATTCCACTTGCCTCTATAAATTCAACTATAGTACCGTCTTCCCAGATATCCATAGCTTTACGGACAACATCTTGTTCGCTATCTGAAACTTCATCACGAAATTGATAATAAACAATTCCATTCTCCCATTTTTGTATAATACTATCATCTTCTTGTTCAAAATTACAGCCAATAAGAAAAAAAATTAAAAATAAAATACTTAATTTTTTCATTTTGTGTACCTCTTTTTATAAATTATAAAATACGTATGTCCTTCTTCACAAATTTCTTTTATTGCATGTTTTTCATTTAATAAAAAATCAGTAATTATTTTTTCTTTTGCTTTTATCAAATTACCATAATATTTTACTGCCATAAGAGTTAGTCTATTATGAAGGTAAGGGAAATTTATCCAAAAATCACTAATTTTTTTACCATTTTTTATTGTTAATAAAATATTTTTGATTTCCATTTTATTTCCTCCTATTCAAGATTAAGTATTAATTTTTCTTTGATAGGTATTATTAATTCAATTATTTTATCTTTAAATGAATTTGCATATTTGTGGCTTTTGCCTTGTTGCCTTGCATGATCATAAAAGCAAATTTTATTTTTAAGGGCCTCTATAGCAAGCTGTTTATAATGTAAATCTATTTCTTCAAAAGATTCAACGAATTTAATTATTTCAGAAAATAAATATTCCAGTTGTTCAAATTTTATAAATTTTTCTTCTTCAGAAATTTCTTCTTTAATTTGTTTATATAGATTCATAATTTGTTCTTTTTCACATGAGCTATATTCGGTATTGCATTGTTTGCATTGTTTATTTCTTCTGTCATATGCAACAACAACATTACACTCTGGACAGTATTTTATTAATCTTTGAGAACAAATTGATCTATAATAATCAAGTATTGCCCCTTTTCCTCTTCTAACACAAAAAGCAACGGGATCTCCTATATCTATTTTAGCCCTAAAAATAGCATTAAAGCAAGCGAACATATATTCTGCTTTAAGTTCATCCTGTGAAAAAAGATAATTTTCAATTTTGTGAGGTACATACCTTCTTTCAAATTCAGAAAGGATTATCTTTTCTTCCATTAATTTGGAATTGCCTTCCTGGATTTTTTTGATAATTGAATTGAATTGATTGTTTGACATTTATTTGTCACTCCTTTTTAATAAATTATTTTTAAATATTATAAGATTATTAGGTGTTATTAAATGCACTTTATATTTATATTTTTGTACAATATCACATATTATAGAATAGGGTAATTCTAAAGTATCCTTTTTAAGGTAAAAATTAATTAACCCAGATGATATATTAGAATTATTTTCTTTTTTCTTTAGAAAAAATTTCACTTCATCACGTAAGACTAAATTTAATTCTTCTATTATGTTTATCATGTTTTATACTCCCCTTTTAAAAAACAGGGCACAATTATTTGTGCCTCTTTATTTTAGTGTTGAAATTTTAATCCCTTAGCAGTTAGAATAATAGGTTTTCCAATTACCCTCTTGATAAGTTTACATTTTTCAAGGAAAGTTAAATCTTTCCGGATATTTCTAAATTGATTTTCTTCATTTTCACCTGCATAAGATTTACATTTAGTACCAAATAAATGTGCAAGTGAATTTTTAGTAAATTCTCCGGAGTGTTCTTTTAAAAAATCAAGAAGTTCATACCTTCTTGCCTGACAATTTTTATTCAGGGTTTTAAATCTATCTATCTTTTCCATTGTGGGACCTCCTTAGGTCGTATAATTTTTTTGGCTTATCTCATCAGCGCCAGTAAGCCATTTCTGACGGAAGCCCGAAGGCTTTTCGATTATTCTTCTTCTCTTCCAAATAGAATTTGATATTGAGATATTATTTCTTTATCTGTCATATATTCTAAATCTTCTTGAGTAAAAGCACTCTCTTCTATTAATGCACTTCCTTTTAAAATTACGTCTTCATTAACATGATTTTCAAATTTCATCATATTATTAACCAATATAATTCGTATCTTGCTTGTCTAATTTCTTTTAATTCTTCTTCTAAAGAATCCACTTGAAAAGTATTTGCTTTGTATAATTTGCAAAGGATTGCTTTTTCTAAAAGTGCAAGGGGTTTATCTTTTGCTTGATATATTTTTTGTTGTATTCTACTTAATTTTCTCATTTTTGTCCTCCATAAGACATCTTAAATTTATTCTATAACCATTATATCACACCTTGTCAATTTTGTCAAGATAAACGTGTGTTAAGTAAACAAAAATTCTGTTTCCTTTATTTTTCCTTGCATTTTAGAAATTTTGGCCCCTTTAATATTCTAAAATTACTTAAAGGCCAAAGAAAATACCAGAAAAACAGAAGGAAGTATTATTTTGATAAATACATGATTGTATAGCATTGTAAAGGAATTATTTTGTTTAGTGATTTTTAATTTTCTTTACTATACATTTGTTTACCGACATAAATGCATGTCCATGTTTATTAAACTTTGAATAATTTCAAGTAAGTTTGAATAAATTTATTATATAATACAAATGTATAGTATATATATCTTGTTCTGTTTCTCTGATATCTTCTTTAGCTTCTAGTGGTTTTTTAGCTGTTTCAATATTCTAAAAATTTTTAAAACGCAAGGAAGATATTAAGGAGACAGAATTAATTTGATATCAAATAATAAATTCCTAAACAAATGTGTAGTAAATTCATGAAAGGATATTCTTTGTCCGATAATACATTAAAAACAATAACAAAAACAATAAAGACTAAATCAAGTACATAATAATCAATTTTTAATCTATTATGGAAAGAGGGATAAAAGTATTTTCTGACAAAAATAATGTCTTGCGGGACGCTTTCATTTAAAATTAAAAAAAGAAGAATACGAAAGAAATATGGGAAGAAAGAAATCTTTTGGTCGTACACGACCTAAGATATAAATAATTTTGTCCGATATAAAAATAAATGTTGAGGTAAACATGGAAAAATCAAAAAATTATAAAAAAAGTAAATGCGTTGTTTGTGGAATTAAATTTAAACCTTGGAGATATGACCAAATTTGTTGTAAATATGAATGTTCAAGGAAGAAATCTCAAAAAGAAGCTTATGATAAAAGGAAACTTAAAGCAAATTTAAAATGTCCGATAAAATAATAGGCAAAGTGGTGGAATTGGTAAATGCACTGTCGTGGTTATCTTGGAGATATCATGTCCAAAAGATGGTTAGAAAAAGAAAAAATATTTGTGAAAGAAAATTATAAAATAATGGATTATAAAGATATTGCTAAAATATTAGGAAGAACTTGTAATTCAATTTATAAATATGTTTCAAGAAATTTAGAAGCACTGTCTAAAATGGAAATTGGCAAAAGAGGTTATAAAAATTCATCTATAAGCAGTAGAAATATGAAAAAAGAAAATAATCCATATTGGAAAGGTAATATTTCTAAAAATCATTATCACTATAAAAAATTACAAAAAGAAAGATATCCAGAAAGAATAAGAGCAAGAGAAAAAGTTTTTTATGCAATAAAATCAGGAAAACTTATAAAAAAACCTTGTGAAGAGTGTGGGGACCAGAATAGCCATGCTCATCATGAAAATTATTTAAATCCACTTGATGTAATATGGCTTTGTCCATTACATCATAGGCAAAGACACTGTTCATGAATCCTGCCTTTGCCAATGGGGAAACTAGAAATTAAAGTTATGAAAGGTTTTATTGTATTCGGTGATTAAATATAATAGACAAATTGGAGTTTCTAGTTTCCTCTATTTTAAAATAAAAAAGGAAAGATTATGGAAAAAGAAAAAAAAATTATTGATGTGATTGTAGGTTGTCAATTTGGGAGTGAAGCAAAAGGATTAGTTGCTTCTTATGTTGCTTCTATAGAAAAATATGATTGGCTAATTTCTGTAAATTCTGCACAAGCAGGTCATACAGCTCCTTATTGGAAAGAAGGGGAAAAAGAACCGGAGATGATAGTAACTAGACAATTGCCTAGTTCATGTATAACGGATTTTGAAGCAAAAATTTTTATTGGTCCAGGTGCTGTTATTAATCCTGAAGTTTTAGTAGAAGAAATTATTATGTTGGAAGAAAAGGGAATTCCTATTTGTGACAGGCTTTTCATTTCAGAGAATGCTACAATTGTTACAGAAGAAGATATAATAGCAGAATCTGTAAATAATTTAACTAATAGGTTAGGTAGTACAAATGAAGGTATTGGGTCAGCTCTTGCTATGAGGGCAATGAGAAAATCTCTTCAGATTAAAAATTCTTTTATTGATATTATAAAAAATTTGAAGTCTAAAGGATTAGAAAAATCTTTTACTTTAGTATCTGATTATTTTTCTGTTGATCATATTTCAGGGAAGATTTTAATTGAAGGAAGTCAAGGTTATGGTCTTTCTATAATGAGTGGTTATTATCCATTTTGTACAAGTAGAGATACAACAACTGCAGCATTTTTATCTTATGCACAATTATCACCTCTTGATGTAAGGGATGTTTATGGAGTCTATAGGACTTATCCCATTAGAGTAGGAGGCAATAGTGGACCAATGCATGAAGAGATTGATTGGCCGATAATAGAAGGAAGATCAGGTTATAAAGATTTGGCTGAATTTACTACTGTAACAAAAAGAATGCGCAGAATAGGTGAATGGGATAACAATTTAGCCAAAAAGGCTACTATTGTAAATGGAGTGACAAAACCGATTCTTTGTTTTGCTAATTATTTAGACAAAAATGTAGAAAATGCATTATGTTTGGATGAATTTCCCGAAGAAATATTACAAGAAATTGCAAAAAGAGCAGAATCAATTGGCCAGCCTTGGTTTGCTATTTCAACGAATAAACATGGAAATTTTTTAACTTAATAAAATAATTTGAACAAAATATTAAATTTAAATAAAAAGAGGTACTAATTATGTCGTGGATGCCACAAGATAATAAAGGAGACTCAAAATTGAAGTCTACTTGGGAATATAGGGATGGCATGGAATTTGTAACTATATTACCTAACACAACAAGAGATTTTATCCTTCTTCAAGGAGATAATGATCCAACAAAAACTTGGAATAGTCCAAAAATTGCTTGGGTACATGAATTTAAAAATCATAAAGGAAGTTTTTCAACTATAATTTGTAATAAATGGAAACAAGCATGTCCATGTTGTTATGAAAATGAACGATATAAACAAAAAAATCCTAATTATAGAAATGCTGGTGGAAGATTGCCTTATGGTTTAAGCAAAAAGGCTTTAATTCAAGTATATGATTTTCAAGAACAAAGAGTACTTTGGATTTTAGCAGGTAAACAAATTCAAGATGGAATAGAATTTGTCTTTACTAAAGATACTTTTGATAATCGTATTTCTATAACTAGAATAGGTGAAAAACTTAATACGAATTATAGAGTAGATATAAATAAAGTTCCAATTACACAAGAAATTCAAGAAGCAATCAATCAATCAATGGTATCTTGGGAAGATACAGATATAATGATATATCCTTCAGATCAAGAATTTTATGAAAAGAGTGGGATGAATCCTTATATTTTTTTTCAAAAGGCATCATATCAAGTAGATGGTATAGATATTAGTAGTTGGGGACCTATTCCTAGTAAAGATCAAGTGAATATAGAACAAACGCAAAGCAATGTTGTGCAAGAAAATAAAACAACAATTGTAAATTCCGATCATAATATATCAACAACTGTAAATTTACCAATAGATATTAGGGAGGCTTTAGATACTAAATGTCAATCTGGTATTTATGTCAATCAATCTTTAGAGGAAATTATTATTCAAACTGGTAAAACTTATTTGATGTTTTTGTCTGCAAAGGGACAAGAAGCGGAATCTATACAATCTAAATTATTAATTGATAATTGGGAATTAATTCAATCTTATATTGATAATAAAGCAAGTTTTTAAGAGGAAATATGTCGAAAGAAATAGATAATCTAAAGAATCTTGCGAAGCAAATAAATAAAGATTTTGGAGGTGGATCACTCATGCATTTGGGTGATTCTCCTAAAATTCTTGAAAATGAGGCAAAGAGGCAATCTTTTGGTTATAAATTGCTTGATGATGCTTCTGCAGGTGGTCTTTGTTATGGTAAAATTCATGAAATATTTGGCAATGAGGGAGATGGTAAAACTACTTTAGCTTTATCTATTTTAGCAGAATGTCAAAGAAATGGAATGCAGGGTTATTATGTAGATGCAGAACATAAATTAAATTTGGAATATGCTAAGACTTTAGGGGTTGATGTTAGTAAATTATTAATTACACAACCTTCTCATGGAGAACATGCTTTAGATGTTATGAAGGATGTTTTTAATTCAAATTTAGTGAATATATGTGTTGTTGATTCAGTGTCTTCTTTAACTCCTCTATCTATGATAAATGGAGAATTTACTGATGCTAATATGGGTGCACATGCAAGACTTATGTCTACAATGTGTAGGGTATTAGTACCTATTTTAAATCAGAAGAATATTATTTTAATATTGATTAACCAAATTCGTTATAAATTGGGTGTAATGTTTGGTTGTTTTCATTATAATACTCTTGTTAATTTTGCTGATGGTAAAAATATTCCTATTGGAAAAGTTGTAGATGAAAAAATTCAAGGTGATGTTTATTGCTTAAATGAAAAAACTAATGAAATTGAAATAAAATCTATAGTAGATTGGCATGATAATGGGAAAATAGAAAATAAAGAAGATTTTATTCATATTCAAACAAATTCAATAGATGGTGGAAGTAGATTTGGTTTTACATGCACTCCTAATCATAAAATTTTAACTAATAAAGGATGGAAACAAGCAAAAAATATTAATTATGAAGATAAGCTTATTTCTAAATATTTAGAAACTATTAATGGTACTTATGGTGATTTTTTAAGGGGAATATTAATTGGAGATAGTCATATATCTATTCGTGATCAAAACACAGGCTGTTTAAGATTTCAGGAGAATAAACAAGTTGAATATCTTAATTGGAAATTAAAAAAATTAAATCCATTTTTAAAATTTAAAAAAATTGATATTAATAATAGAGGGTATAGATATATTTCTAAATATACTTTTGAATGGTCAAAAATAAAAAAAATAATTGGTAATCGCAATCCGGAATATATGTTACAAAAATATTCTGATTTATCTTTAGCAATTTGGATTATGGATGATGGACATTTTGATCAAAAAGGTGGTCATAGAAGATATAATATTTCTATAAAAAGATTTAAGAATGATGATTTAAATTTACAAAATGTTGTAGATTTATTTCAAAAAAATGGATTAGATTGTAATTATAGAATATCAGATGGAAATATTAATTTTTCTACTGAAATGACAGATATAATTGCTAAAAGAATTTGTAAATTTGTTCCAATTTGTATGCAATATAAACTTCCTGTAGAATATCATGAGAAATATCAAGAATTTAATTTAAGAAATAAACCTATAGAAATAACTGAATTTGTAGAAATTAAGGAGATTCGGGGGGCTTCGAATAAGCAAATAAAAAATAAGCGTAAATTTGATATTTCTGTTCAAGATAATGAAAATTATATGGTTGGTGGAAAATATAATGGAATTATTGTACATAATTCGCCAGAGACAACTACTGGAGGACAAGCTATAAAATTTCACTCGATAATGAGGATGAAGTTAACATCTACCAAATATTCAGACTCAGATAAATTGAAGAGGATGGTAAATGTTAATTTTATAAAACAGCAATCTGGTGGATTACCCTATACAAAAACGGGTTTACTCCTCAATATAGGAGAAGGTTTTGATAAGGGGTATGATTTAATTGAACATGGTATAAAAAAAGGAATACTTAAATTAAATGGTTCTCAAGTAAAGATGGGTGATATTAGTATTGGACAAGGAAAATTAAAAGCTAGTCAAAATCTTCTAGAAGATAAGAAGTTGTTCGATAAATATGAGAAGTTATTAAAAGGAGTATAAAAAATGTTTGGTGAATGGAAAGATGCTATTAATGATCCTCCTAAAGATAAAGGTAATGTATTGGTAACAGATGGCAATGATTTTACTATTGCATATTACAATGGTGGAGAGTGGCTTTTTGATGAAGTTAATTCAATGTTAGAAGCTGAAAATTGGGATGGAAGGGCGCATATTAGTTTGGATTCCAATCCTCAATATTGGATGGATTTACCATCAATTCCCATAATAAAAGAGGAATATGAAAATGTCTAGTATTTATAATAAAGAGTCTGCTGTTATTTCAATTGATAAATTCTTTGAAGCAATTAGTGATAAACCAGAGCAATATGATATTAATGAATTAGTAACAATAGTAGAGTCTATTATTCCAGTTCATTCTACTCTTGAAATTAGTGATTTTGGTGAAGTTGATACTCTATTGGCTATATATCCTTATCTTTTTCAAAAATTAGTAAAAATGCATGCTTATTTTGCACACAAAGTTCGTATTTATGTTCAAAAGAAGAAATCTCAAGAAGCTAATTTAATGAGGGCACATAGGGACTCTTTTGAACAATTAATGAGGGCAGTAAAATTACAATATGAATCTTTATCAAGAAGGATAACTTTAATGACAGAAAGGAGAATATAATGAAAATTGAATTTATAGTTGATGATAATTTAGATAGAGCTGATTATGCAAATGATGCAAAAGATTTTGATTTTGTTGAAAAAGAATTAGAAGAATTAAGGGAAATAAATCTTGAGATTTATAACCATCCTGATGGGGATTTTATTTTTAAATTTGGATGGGATATATATAAAATTTCTGGAGATAGATTAGCAGCATCTTTATCTGCTTTAAATCAAGTAAAACATTCTTGTGCTAAGATAAAAAAAGCAATACTTAAAGAAAAAGATGAATAATAAAATTGTTGTTTCTTCTTTAACAAGAAAAGTATTTGATCAGATATCATGTCCGCAAAATGTTGATTGGGCTTGGTGGATAGAACAAAAATTGCAAAAAATGCAAATAAACGGTCTTGTAAAAATGATTCAACAATCAAAAAAAATGGATATGAAATATATTGAAGGATATTTACCTAAATTCAAGTGGGCCTTTAGGAAAAATTCAATTAATATTTCTCATTGCGATTGGTTATTTTGTTTTATACAATCTTTAGATGTTGATTTTAATTGGAATATTTGGGAACAATTAGTACAGATAAAAACAGATGATATGAAAATTTTTCAAGAATCTATGAATATAGCATTTAGTAGAAATAATTCAAATTTGAATTACATATTAGCAATTTTTTTTGATAAAAGATATGAATTTTATCAGAAGATAGAAGAATTAAGGAATAATATAACTTCTTTTGAAGAAGAAGAGAAAAAAGAAATTACAGATAAATCAATACAAAAATGGAATAATTTAAAGGATTTATTATGTTAAGACTTTCAAAAGCTACAAGTTTTATTTTAAATGAAGTAAATATTGTAGAATTTCTAGAATCCTTTGAAGGATTAGAATTTAAAAAGATAGGGAATAACATGAGGGCAATATGTCCCCTGCATGGAGATACTGATCCTTCTTTTACTGTTTCTTTAGATAAAAATGTATGGCATTGTTTTGGATGTAAGGGTGGGGGATCTTTAATTTCTTTTGTAGAACAATTTCATTCTTTAAATAGAATTAAAGCTATTCATTATATTTTTGATCAATTAGAACTTAATGTAAATGATTATGTTGAATATACAGAATCAGAAAATATTCAAAATATTTTGGAATCAGCAACGCAATATTTTATACAAAAATCAACAAATAAAAAATTTAAAGATTATTTTCAGAAAAAAGAATTTAAAGACTTTAAATATTTAGAACAAGAGAAAATTGGTTATTGTGATTCTGAAGCAAATTTACATGCATACTTATTAAGTAAGAATTATTCAAAAGAAGAAATATGGAATAGTAATTTATATGGAACTAAATTTAATAGTTCAATTGTTTTTCCTATTCGAAATATATATGGAATAATAAGATACTTCCAATGCAGGCAATTAGATAATAAGGATGCAAAATATATTTCAGATAAGGAAGATGCTTTATTAGTTGGTGCTCATTCTCTTAAAAAAGATGATTATGTTATTCTTGTAGAAGGATATGCAGATTATTTGGCTTTGAATCATAAAAATTATAATGTTTTATGCATGAGGGGTCTAAAGGTAACTCAAGATTTAATAGACTTAATAAAATCTCATGAAATCAATAATGTTTATGTTTGGGTAGATGGAGATATTGCTGGATTTGATTATATCAAAACTTTGACGTATAATTATGTTGAATTATTTTCTAGTAATCATATGAATGGTTATACAATTTTTGTTGAAAATAGTGATCCAGATATTTTAGTTAATACTAATATTAATGTAGAATTTTTATTGGAAGGTAGTTTGTTGCTTCCTCTGCATTTTTTAGAAAATAAATATAAAGGGATAAATGAAGATGATAAGTATAAATTTATAGATTTTGCTAGGGATTTATGTAAGGGTTATGATTATTTTACTATTAGTCAAATTATCAAATATTTATCAAACTTAACGGAAATTGATAAAATTATTATTGAAGATAGGTTTTTATCCCTTAGTAAATCTAAATTTGCAAATTTTGAACTTGAAAAAGATATAATTGCTTCTATATTATATGATAATAATTTAATATATCAATATAAAATTGATGAAGAATGGTTTGCATTCAAATCTTCAAGATATTTATTTAAATTAATTCAACTAGAAAAAGTTAATATTGTTAACATAAAAACTATTGCAGATCAGTGGTGTCATGGATTTATTGATTCATTACCTTCTTATAATTCGAATTTATTAGAGGAAAAATTTAATCTATTAAAAGAAATTAGAGATAAAAGGTATTTACATGATATAGGTAAAAAAGTCATGCTCATGAGTGATTCACACGATGAATGTTTATCATATATTAATGAGTCTTTAATTAATATCTATCAGAATAAAAATGAAAATGTAGAAGATTTCTATGATTCGATGAAATCAGTAATTAATAAATTAGTTGATGGTCACAAGTACATAGGCTATGATATAAGTAATAGATTTCCGATAATGAATCAAACATTATTTGGAATAGTTCCAGGTAAATTGATTCTTTTAATGGGTTGTACAGGACATGGGAAGACTAATGTAGCTTTGAATTTGGCATCTACTCTTTCATATGATCAATCTTATAAAGGATTGTATTTTTGTGGAGAAATGCAAATAGATGAATTGACAAAAAGATTTATTTCAATAAATTCTGGTGTATCGAATACTAAATTAAATACTAATAATTTAGATGATGATGACATGACTAAAATTTTTGATGTTGCTTCTTCATTTAATAGTGATAAATTAAAATTTCATTCAACTATGAAATTTGATAAAATCATAAATCTTATAAAATATTCTAAAATAAAATATGATATTAATTATGTTATTATTGATTATATGCAATTATTAGAACCTTCAAGGTCTATGCCTAGAATGGAAAAAACTTATCAATTAAAAGAAATGACTAGAATTTTAAAAACTAATATCTGTCAAGAGTTAGATTTACCAGTTATAGTATTAGGTCAACTGAATGATGATGCTCTAAATGAAAGTATACCCTCTGCTAGAAATTCATCACAGTCTAAATTAATTCAAACTGATGCAGATATTACAATTGCATTGAGAATGAAGAATAAAAAAGAAAAGGATTTAGAACCAAATGGAGATATTATTTTTCATATTGATAAGGTCCGATATAATAGAGGGAAGAGGGTTTTACTTTTAGATTTTGATGATAATTCGCTTGTCATGAAAGAATCAATATAAAGAGGAAAAATGTTAAAGAAAATAAATAATAAATTGAAAAAAGTCATTCATTCTTGGTTATTTACATATGATTATCATTTTATGATAGAGGAGAATGGAAGATTACCAATTAGAGCATATAAAAATGATGCTGGATATGATCTTTTTATTTCGGAATCAATAAAAATAAAATCTAAACAAATGTCTAATATTGCAACGGGTGTTTCTTGTTTGGGGCATAGACCAGCTTGGATTCTCTTAACTGGAAGATCATCTACATTAATAAATCATGGTTTGATAGTCAATGAGGGTGTAATAGATGCAGATTATACAGGAGAATTATTTGTAAAAATTTATAATCCAACAGAACATGATGTATTTTTAAATAAGGGAATGAGAGTAGCACAAATAATTGTTATACCTCATACAAGTATAAAAATGGAAAAAGTAAAAAATCTAAATAATAAAAAGAAGAGTATTAGAGGGTCTAAGGGATTTGGGTCGTCTGGAAAATAACATGTTGAAATACAGATTAAATGTACATATAAGAAGTAATAAATTAATAGTAAATAATTATATTTCTTTTATAGAAGAATATTATAAAAAACATAAACGGACTTCAGAAATTCATGTTGATTCTTTAATATTAATATATAATCTTACTAAAAATGAAAAAATTTTTAATTGGATTTTAAAAGTTCATAGGGGTCTTTTAATAAAAATTACAAGATTTACATATAATAAATATAAAACTTTCTTATATAAAGAAGATTATAATGAAATGCTTTCCATGGTTATGGGTGAATTTTATAGAAGGATATTATTTTATGAAATTCCTCCTCGTGCACCTTTTTCTAAATATGTTAAATTATATATACGTAGATGGTTAAATTCATATACAAAATTGATAGTAAAGAAAAATAATCGATTTGTCCTTGAATGTGATAAAGAGGAAATGCAATGATAAATTTACATACAAAATCTGCAGGCGGTAATTTTGATTCTATATTAACTAATTCTGATCTCATATCAGAAGATAAAATAATTACTGTTGTAGATTCAACTATGTTTAATGTTGTTTCTTTATACAAAAATTGTAAAGCAGCAAGTAAGAAGTTGGTATTTGGGTTAGATATTTGTACGGCTTTTGGTAATGTAGAATCATTAATTTCTATGTATGGGAAATTTTATGGTAAATTGACTTTAATTGCTAAAAATTATCAAGGATATCAGAATTTAGTAAAATTATCTACATATTCTTATTTGAAGGGTTTTTATCAAAAGCCTAGAATAGATTTAGAATTTTTATTAGAAAATAATGAAGGTTTAATTTGTTTGATTGATTCATTAAATTCTAATCTTGCCATGCATATTGAAAATGATAGTAAATTTGAAATGATGAAAGAATATAAAACTTTAAAGGGTATTTTTAAAGAAAAGTTACATTGGGTTTATTTTCTGAATGCAGAACCTACTGAAAAAGTAAAAACTTTTATACAAAATAATAATGAAAAAGTAATTGCTTCTAATATAGTAAAATATCAAAATCCAAATAATTTTGATTATTGGAAATATTTGATGTGTATTAACAACAATATTAATACAGGGGAATTTGATAATAATAATAAATCTTCTTATTGTAAAAAAGAATTTAATGATTTTTATTATTGTATATGGTTATCAGAACATGCCATTATGAACTTATTTGATCTACTAGAAGAAGTAGAAGATTATAATTTAGATCAAAAAGAATTGAAATTGCCAGATATGGGTATTCCAGATGAGGACTTTATAGAAAATTTATTTCGTAAATTAGAAGAATTTGGTTTAAATACAGAAAAATATATAGAAAGATTGAGTTATGAATTAGATACTATAATGAAATTTGGATATAAGGATTATTTTCTTTTAGTAAAAGATGTAGTTGATTATGCAAATAGAGAATTATCTGGTTATCTTTCTGCAGGTCGAGGTAGTGTAGGTGGATGTTTAATAGCTTATCTTTTAGGAATTACAAGAATAAATCCAGTCAATCCTAAAGGTTTTGATATGGAAATACCTTTTGATAGATTTTTAAATTCTGGTAGAAAAGTAATGCCGGATATAGATTTGGATTTTTTACCTAGAGATCGTCCTTTAGTTATTCAATATTTGAAGGATAAATTTGGAAATGATTCTTGTAAAAATATGATGACTAAAGTTACATTTGGTGCACGGTCTTCTATAAGGGAAATTTGTAGAATATCTGGTAATTTAACATCAGAAATAGAAAGTATAATAAAGTCTTTTCCTTCAGACCAACATCTTAATTTAGATATATTAAAAGATACGGATATTTATAAGCAAAATGAAGATAATAAAATATTTATGGATATGTATAAAATAGCTGAAAAATTAGAGGGAATGCCACGTTCAATTGGTGTACATGCTTCAGGGATCGCATTATCTGCATGTGATATGAAAGATAATGTACCTTTTTTCATTCATAATGGAAGAGAAGTCACCCAATATGATCAAAATTCATTAGATTATATGGGAGTTATAAAATTAGATATATTAGGTTTAAATGTTTTGCAGATAATGAGTGATTGCTTAGAATTAATTGAGCCTAACATGGACAAATTTGAATGGTTATCTGAAATATCATTAAATGATGATGGAGTTTTTAAATTTATCAATGATGGATTGATATCTGGAGTTTTTCAATGGGACACTTTTAACTATAAAAAAGTTATTGAAAATGTAAAACCAAATAGTTTTAAAGAATTAGTTGATCTAAATACATTAGGCAGAAGTGCTGCCTTATTATCAGGTTTAACGGACAAATATATAGCTAGAAAGAATGGATTAGAGAAAATTGAACCATTACATCCTAATTTGGATAATCTGATGAGTCAGACTTATGAATTACCTTTATATCAAGAACAGATTATGAAGATTTTTATTGAATTGGCTGGTTTTAGTTTTTCTGAAGCAGATGATGTAAGGAAAGCAATAGGTAAAAAAATTCCAGAACTTATGAATCAGCAAATGAAAAAATTTAATGAAGGTTGTATTAAGAATAATATAACAACAAAAGAATCGGCAAAGATATGGTATATTATTGATAAATTTTCTAAATATACTTGGAATTTAGGTCATGCAATAGCTTATACAAGGATTTGTTATGAAACTGCGTATTTAGCATATCATTATCCAAAGGAATTTTATTGTGCCTGTATTAATAATTCAGGAGATAAGAATGAAATTGGTAATTTTATATCTACTCTAAAAAAGAGAAAAATAAAAATAGATAGTTGTCATATAAATGTATCTCAAAAACGATATATTATAAAAGATCAAATTGTTTATTCTGGTTTTACTGGATTAAAATTTTTTGGAGAAAAATCAATAGATAATTTTTTGAATATGAGGAGTACTGGATATGATTCTATAGAAGAATTATTTGAAAAAGTACCCAAAAAAACATTAAATGCAAGGGCAATAAAAGCATTATATTGTGGTGGTGCTTTTGATTCTTTGATAAAAATTGAAGAAGATTTAGAATTATTAGCAAAAAGGGCAAATCTAACTATAAGGGAATTAAGGTTATTGAATTTAAATCAATATAATATATGTGGTAGAATTACTGTAAATCCAGTACAAAAAATTGGAATTTTATTTTCTGACCATAAAACAAAATATAATAATTTAATTGATTTAAAAGATAATTTGACTGTTTTTACCATGGCATATATAGTTGGATTAAGGGAGATATATACTAAAAATGGAAATAAAATGGCTTTTGGAACTTTAGAAGATCACACTGGTCGATATGAAATTGTTATATTTCCTTCAGTTTGGAAAAATACAAAAATTAAAATTGGGGATTTATGTGAAACTAAATTAAGATATGATAAAGGAATTATATGTGATTATATAAGGAAATTTGATATAGAAGAGGTAGAATGATATGTTAGAGCGATTTGTCTGTCCTGATATGAAAGAAATTAATATGAAAGATTGTTTAGAGAAATGCAGATTAAATAAGAGATGTTTAACAAAACCTACATTAATGGTATTGGCTAGAGTTAGACCTTGGAAAGGTATTCCATCAGTAACGCAATTATTGAATGGAACATATGAATCTTTTTTAAAGATAAAAGTAGCTTATGCAGAATCACCAGATCAGATGGCTTTTAGATTATATGGTACAGTTACACATGCCAATTTAGAAGAAGTAGAAGTAGATGAATCATTGATGATAGAAATTTCTAATGTGGGATCAGATGGAATTTCTGGTACTTCTGATTTGGTAGAAAAGGAAGATAATTGGCATATTTTAACTGATTATAAAACATCAGGTTCATTTAAAGTTGCTAAAGCATTAGGGGCATATGAAACATGGGGGGAGTCTAAAGATGAAGTTTATAAACAAAAAACTTATGTAACTTTTGATGGAATGAAAGTGGCTAGAGAGAAAGGAAGTCCCAAAATAAAGAAGAAAATTAAATTTGATATAAAAAATCAAGATTGTAAAGATTGGATTTATCAATTAAATAAATATCGAATTGATCTTGAAGAAAATGGAACAAAGATTGACGAAATAAGAATACAGGCTATTGTTAGAGATGGTGGGACTATGATAGCTAGAAATCGTGGTTTAGATAGAAATATATATTTGATTCCTATACCTCATATAAAAGATGAAGAAATAAAAAGTTATTTTAAAAAGAAAAAAGAAAATCTTCTTAAAGCTTTAGAAATGGGGGATTGGAATGAAGAATGTTCTGAAGAAGAGACTTGGAATGGACTTAAATGTGAAAGGTATTGTTCAGTAAGTAAATTCTGTAAATTTAAGGAAAATATAAATGGATAAAGAAAAACTTAAGAAAATTTTTGGAATAGATCAAAAAGAACAGATTATAATAAAAAAAGTGTCCAATGGATTTAACATTAGATTAAAAAAACGGATTTTTTTAAAGAAAAAAGAAAAGGACAATTTTACTAAAATATTAATTGATGCAGGACAAGATCAATTTATATGTAAAAAGTGTGGAAAAGTAGGAAAATGCCATCCTCATCATATTATTTACAAATCAAAATGTATAAAAAATAGAGACCACTCAATGAATGGTATTTTCATTTGCTTTGACTGTCATATTGGAAATAATGGAATCCATTCTCATAAATGGAAAATTGAAGAAATTATTGATGGGAATGTTATAAAAAAAATAAAGAATATTGTAGGAATATATGTAGATGAAGAATAGAATTTGTAGTAAATGTAAATTAGAAAAGGAAATAGTAGAATTCACAAAGATAAAAGAAGAAGTCAAGGTACACGTGGTGTTTGTAAAAATGTTCAAATGGAATTTCTAAAATAAGATATATAAATGCAAGTGATGATATTTTGGAGGGTAGAAGAAAAAAAGTAAGAGAACTTTTGAAAAAATAGATTTTGCAGAAGTTCTAATGGATGTTTTTGATGGTGTGAGGGTTAAATGAAAACACTTTATTATGGAAAAAAGCACGACGAAATAAAGTATAAAGATTATGAGATTATACAAGATGAAGCCAGGGACAAAGGTGAGAATATACTATGTTACGAATACGAAATTGATCATAAACATGGAAGTCCTTGGTGTTCAGAGAATTTAGAAATTGATCCCGAATGTAGCCGTGAATGTAATGATTATAATCCTTGTAATGGTAAAAGCGGAAAATGTAGGAAACTCAAAAAAACTCTAAAAGAAAATGGAAAGAAATTTGTAATAAAATATGATAATGAATATTTTTATGCGCTACTAAAAAAGAACAAAAAAGTCAAATATGGAAAACAAACGAAAAAAAGGCACAATAAAAAGGAAAAATATAAGGGGGAATAAATGAAAAGAAAAGATAACTATCCAACATTACCACATATAATATTTGGTCTGCTTGAAGAGGGTGGATTTTTTGTAACTTTACCTTTTAAGGGGATTTCATTAAATCAATATAGAAGGATGCATCATGGTCAAATTAAAAAAGAAAAATCATTATATAAGTCAATTTTAGATGTAATTTTGATTTCTTCAATTAAGAAGAATTTTATTGGAGAATTTAATGAAGAAGGAGTAAAATTAAATTCATCACTTTTTAAAAATGAAATTGAAATTGAGTGGATTTTAAATTTTAAAGAAAAAAATACTCGTGATGTTTCAAATTATACACAAAAAATTGTACTCGATGCTATTGTAAAAACAAACATAATTGAAGATGATAATTCTAAATATGTCTTGTCCGATAAAACAGTATTTGGTACTAAACAAATTGATAGTATTACTTGTATATTAATGGGTGAAATTGAAAATCATAAATTTTTAAAGTATTTACCTAAAATTAAATATGAATATTTAAAAAAATCCTTGGAGGATTAAGTGTTAGATAAAATAGTATATGTAGCAGGTGCCTTGAGGGGTAATTTTATAAGAAAATGGTTAAATTTTAAAAAGATACATAAAATTTGTAAAAAATTGTGGTCTAACAATATTATCAATTATTCTCCTCATAAAAATTCAGGGTGGTTTGATAATAAGAAAACAGATGAATTTATGTTAGCATCTAATATTGAATTATTAAAGCGGTGTGATATTTTATTTGTAGTGGATAATTGGAAAAAAAGTAGTGGCACTATGGGAGAACTCATTGAGGCTATTCGATCTGGTAAAAAAATATATTTTGATATTGATGATTTAATAGAAGACCTTAAATATAGGAGATTTGATAGATCATTAACAATTATAGAACAAGAAGAATTGTTAATAAAAATAAGGAAAATAAAAAATCATAGAAACATATATTAATAATATGGATAGGAGTATAGTAATGATTGTTTTTGATTGTGAGACAGTAAGACCTATTTTAAAGAAGAATGAAAAACCAAAAGATCAATATGAATATGCTGAAAGTTGGACAGATTATAAGGGCATGGGAATATCTGTTGTGTGTTTTTATAATTATCAAACTGGATGCATATTTGATCTTTTAGAGGATCATATTAAAGAAAAATCTGATGAATTTTTATATGCTCAAAATTTAATAAAAGAAAATGAACTTATTGCAGGTTTTAATATAAAAAAATTTGATAATAATTTGATAAGAGAATTTGGAATAAACATTCCAGATATAAAAACTTATGATATATTAGAATTATTTTGGTTAGCAATTGGTTTGGACCCTAAAAATTTTAATCCGAGAACACATGGTGGATATAATTTAGAAAAATTTTTAAAGATTAATTTTCCTGATGGAGATATTCAAAAGACAATGAATGGAGTAAATGCCCCTTATATGTGGCAAGATGGTAAAAAAGATGAAGTAGTAGAATATTGTAGAAATGATGTAAAAGTAGAAAAGGCTTTATTTAATAAAATTTTTGAAACTGGTGGTTTGATAAATCCTAAGACTAAAAAATTTGTAAAAATGCCACTTCCTAGGGCATTTAATTAGAGGGAAATATGAATAAAAAAGAAGAAATATATGAAAAGATAGGTAATTTGCGGAAAGATTTTGAATTAGAAATTGATAAGATTCTTATTGCTATAGATGAGAATGAAGTAATACAGAAGAAAAAAAAAGAAAGGTGGAAGCCTAAAGAAGATGAAATTTATTGGTTTGTTGATGCAGATGGTGATATAACAGATGTACCATGGTACAATAGGCATTATCATGAATGGTGCTACAATCAAAGAAATTGTTTTAAAACAAGACAAGAGGTAGGGGAATATAAAAGATATTTAGAGATAGAAGCACAGATAAGGTATATTGCAGATGATTTGAATGAGGGGAGAAAAGTAAAGTGGGGAGAAAATCAGTGGCATTATAAAATATGGTATGATCATGAAGATGGAGAAATTAGTGATGTTAAAACTAAAGATGTGCAGACTCCAGAGATTTATTGTTTGAATGAAAAATTTAGAAATATATGTGTAGAGAGAATAGGCAAAGAAGACCTTAAATTTTATTTAACTTATGAGAGATAATAATGAAAATCGATAAAATGATAAAAGAATATGAAAAATATAAGGAAGATATACCAGAAAAAAAAGTAAAAAAGGATTTAAGTAGTGATATATTTGCCGAAATAGATATAGAAGAGAAATCTTTGTTTATTAGAAATAAACATGGCAGTTATACAATTATTAGCCTAGAAGAAAGTAAAAAGTTATATGAGTTTTTAAAAGAATATTTCGGAGAAGAATAATGGAAAAAGAAGGGATAAAACACGATAAAGGGAAAACACGTTGGTCATTACTCCCTTTTGAAATTATAGAAGAAATAGTTAAAGTTATGGAGTTTGGTGCTGATACTTATGGAATTGATAATTGGAAACAATTAAAAAATTTTAATGACAGATTTTTTTCAGCTTGTATTAGGCATCTTGTAAAATGGAAGCAAGGTAATAAAATAGATGATGAAACTAATTTAAGTCATCTTGCACATGCAGCAACGTGTATTATTTTTTTACTCTGGAAACAAAGTCAAGTTTCTGAAGAAAAAATATTGGATACATTTCAAACAATACCAAAAGAGATGATATTTCAAGAAGATGATGGAGAATATTAATGAAAAAAGAAGAAAAAGAAGCATTATTCTGTATGAAACTTGCTCAAATTGCATATCATGGAGAATATGGTAAGAATGATATTAATAAAAAAATTCATAATTATAAAGAATATCGTATAAAAAATACTGAATTTTTTACATGTAAAGATTCAAAAAATGATTTTTATATAGTTTTTCAAGGTTCTAATAATTTAAAAGATTGGATCGCTAATTTAAAATTTTTAAGTGAGACTGATTCACAATTGGATATGGAAAGTTTAGAAAGAATTGGTACTGATTTTAAATTTCATAAAGGACATTTAAAACAATGGCATGATGTAGAAGATTTTATCTTTAAAAAATTAATTGAAAATGGATTTATTCAAAATATTAATAAGATTTACTTTACAGGACATAGTTTAGGTGGAAGTTTAGCTGAAATAGGTTCTTGTATTACTGCTAAATGTTTCCCTTTTTTAAAAGAAAAATTAGTAGTTAGGTCTTTTGGTGCTAATAGAAATATGGGTTGGAAAACAAAACATTGGTTTAATAAAAATGTAATGGATTGTTATCGTTATGTTAATGGTGATGATATTGTGCCTAAGATGCCACCTAATTTAATTGATCGAATTGGATTATGTCACCCAGCTACAAAAAGAAAGATAGGCAGAAAGGAACCTTGGTGGAAATTTCTTTTACCTATTCATAATATTAAACATGACATTGAAGACCATTATCCACAGGCATATATTAAATCATTAGAAAATGAGGTTATTAAATGAAAATAAAGAATATAGAAAAAGCAGAAAAATTAATGATGCAATTGAAAGTATTAAATAGATTAGAAGGACATGAAGAATTATTTGAAAATCAAGGTCGAAATTTTCCAAAGGAATCACTTATACAAGAAAGGAAACGAATAAAAAAAGAAT